CAGCCAGAGCCGAACCACGCGATGAGCCTAGTCACTATGGCGCAAAATGTGTTGGAGGGGAAACATGATTGAAATACCACGCAGATCATTTCTCAAAGTCTTGACTGGCATCATTGCCGCGCCAGCAGTCATCAAAGCTGATCAGTTGATGCAGGTCAAAACAATTGTTCAGCCTGAGAGTTTGGTTAGATTGGTTGAATATCAATATGATCACAATAAACAAACTGTAACGCGCAAAATCATAGCGCCTCTAAACAATATGGACGCATTCAAAAGAATTGTCATGGAAGGATTAAAAAATATCCCGACGGAGATTGATAGGCAATCATTGGACAGAATGTTTACCCCACAACGTAAGGGATTATTCTCATGATCGACATCAACAAAAAGTATCGCACCGCTTGGGGTCAAGAGGTGCGCATTTATGCCGTCGATGGAGGCGGATATTGGCCCGTTCACGGAGCTATGAAAAATGGTCGTGATAATATTTGGGTGGTGACGTCTTGGGACGTAAACGGAAAATATCATTACCCAGAATGTGATCTTATCGAAACCAAACCGCGCATCAAGGAAACTGTATGGATCAATATTTACGATGGTTACAAGTCAATCAGTTCTACTGAAAAGATTGCTGAAGATAGAGCCGATTGTGGCATTATTGCTCGTGTGAAAGTGGATATAGACGTTGAAGAGGGGCATGGCCTTACTTAACGATCATGCCAAATTGTTAAATAGCAGCATGTGCTAATTAAAGGGGATGAAGATGACTGATGATCTTGTGAAGCGGCTGCAAGACTACCTTGATTGTCGTCCTTGGGCAGCAGGCCGTACATTTGACCCTACGCATCCAGAGTGTCTGATTGCACAAGCAAAAGACCGCATTGAGCAGTTGGAGGCGGCGCTATTCAGCATTTATGTTGCGCCAAATGATCAGCCATTCATCAAGTCTCAAATTGAGTCCGTACTTGATGTTAATGAGTGTCGTCAAAAATGGGTGGGAGAAAAATGATCAACCCTAATCTTCAAAAGATGCTCATTGCGGCGGAGGGCATCGAGGCGCCAGAGCTGATGACGATCTTGGCGCTTCTGATGGCGCACAACATTTATGAAAATGTTGACCCGCCTAAAAGGCCAAAAGCTCTTAGGATGCAAGAATCTGCGATAAGAAGTTTATTAAGAAATTTAGAAAACGCAGAAAATTCAACAGAACATTAAGGTCAAAACATGAAATTCGAATTGATCGTCAATTTACCAGTAAGAAGCAAAGACAATCGATCACCAGCTTTAATTCAAAGAATGGTGGTTGAGTGCAATGCAAAAAGTTTAAAAGAAATAACAAAAATCATATCAAATGAACCATTTATCATAGTAGAGGAGTTTTTTCCTGATGATTTTGGAAACTGGAATAACCCTAAAAGCAACGGAGAAATAACAATCAACACAGATCTAATCGGAAAAGTAAGAGTTTGGATACCATAACAAAGGAGCAAAAAATGGAATACGCATCAATCATGCAAAATGCAGCAAAAACATATAATGAGCGCGGCGAGCAATATGGCGATCTTGAGGGCACTCACTACAGAATTGCTCAAATTGCCAGTCTGATCTTGGGCAGGCCCATTACGCCATATGATGTTGCAATGATCCTTCATGCTGTTAAACTAGGACGTTTACAGGAGGATCGATCCAACCCTGATAATTATATCGATGGCATTAATTATTTTGCCTTTGCCGGATCTTTTATAACAGCGACTCAAGTAGAGGAAGATATTTCCGCCATAGCAAAGCGGTTTGCTCCAATCAAAAGGACTGAAAATGAGACAAGTAACAGCAGCTATAATGGCAACAATGCTAACGGTTTCAAGCCTGATACCCCCAGTAATGGCTGATGAAAGCGCGGCAGAGTATTTTGCCAAAGACCGCCTGTATTGGTCTAAGGGCTTAAAAGCCCCAGAAAGTGCAGCATGGTCCGGCGGCTTCAACGGAAGTCTCAATAAAAAGTCTAGCAAGATTGATGTAGCAAAGGCTGTTGCCGATGAAGCAAGATCAAAGTTAGGCTCAGATCACGTTGAAGATGCTTTGCGATTAACGCGCCTTGAGAGCGGGTTCCAATGTCACGTTCTTGGCCCTAAAACGCGCCACGGGCGGGCCATTGGCCCCCTTCAGGTCATACCAGCCAGCGCATTTGAACTTGGGATCACCGCCGCTCAATTGAGCTCTGATTGCAAAGCTCAAATCACGGCTGGTGTTCTTCATATGCAAAAGTGCATCGACAGCGGCGCTAACACCTATAGCAAGATGGCAGCGTGTCATGTTGCTGGCTGGCGGGGGTGGAACGTGCGGTTAAGCAAAAAAGCAGAAGCATACAAAAAGAAATACGTTAAAATGGCGCAAGCTTCTAGCGTTCCATCATGGGTAGGGAGCCTAAGATGAGTAAAACTTTTAAACAGCTTTCAGACCAAGACAAAAAGATCTTGGATCTATGGGAAAATGGCCATTCCGCAACTGGAATAGGCAATCATTTTAATATGACCCGCAACGCTGTTATGGGGCGGGTTTACCGAGCCAGACAAGCGGGCATGTTAAAAGCCAAATACAAAATAGATCCAGAAACAATAAAATCAAAGCCAAAAAAGACCAAAAAAACAAGCCAAAAATATGTAACTTTGAAGAAAAAAACCAAGCCTCTGCCGATCTTGCCAACTCTTGAACCATCTCCTGAATCAAAAAAGGAGCCGGTTGGGATTTTGGATCTTAAGCCTTCATCGTGTCGGTATATTGTAAATGATAATATATCAAAACCGTTGTTTTGCGGATCTCCAAAAAAGATAAGATCATACTGCAAGCAACATGCTGATCTTTGTTATGTGCCATCAAATTGGAGGAAGAAATGGCCGATAGATTCGTTAGTAGTGGATGGCATTATACTTATGGCTGGTTAAGGCGACCTGAGCTCGATACTAACGGCTGGCATTGTTATGAAGACGGTGACGGAGATTTATATCTTACGGATTATCCCGGTTCAGAAAAGCTACTTTTGCTTGAGTGTCGAGCGGATATTAAAACAAAAGAGAGGTATTTATGCTTCAGCAAATCCAAGAAAAATGTAAAGAAATGAAAACAAAAGAAGATTTTGTTCAACACTACAAAGAAGTTCGAGCAAGATTGACGGGGCACCAACCAAAAGAAGAGCCAAAGATTGAGATGATTCCGGTTATATTGGAATCAAATATAGAGAAACCTCAAGTTGCCCGTGTGACGGTAAAAAAAACAAAATCAAACATTTTGATTCATCACATTATTGCCTCCGCTGGAATGACCAGAGAAGAAGTTTTTAGCGTATCTAAGAAAAGAAAGTTTGTGCTGTTAAGATTTAAAATATGGAATGAATTAAGCAAGTTTGGTTTTTCTTTATTTCAAATTGCTAAGTTCTGTAGGCCAGACAAGCCGTACGATCACGCAACAATTTTGAACGGCATAAGGCAACACAGGAAGATTCATAAAAAGATGGAATGCGATTGCGAATAAAGCGGGGATTTACCCCGCTTTTTTATTTTCTATTTCTGATTTCTATAAGGGCTTCTTTATCGGCATCAGAAAGTTGCGGTATCCCGCTATCATCTTTTCCGCCGCTACCTGTGGGAGGTGCAATGGCGGATACGCCGGAAACAGCCATCAACTCATTACGGCCTTTCTTTCTAAAAGCATCAGCTGAGCTCTTAGAATAATCTTCAATTAATCTAACAGCAGCCCCAACGTCTTTTGGTTCTTTTGACAAAAGACGCTTTGTTAATTCAGCTGCGACCTCATCATTTAAACCGGGGTTAGCAATAGCAGTAGCAACATTATGGCTTAGTGATTTTGCACCGCCAAGCAAGTTTCCGCTTCCAGCCTGAATAATGAAGTTTCCAACAGCGCCAGCGTTCTCAGTCAAGTTTGACTCGGCGCGTTCTTTTGCGCCTTTTTTAGTAGCCCCCATAATGTCTTTGGCATGGTCATGAAGCTCAACTTCGCGTTTCATTGCAGCTTTAAAAAGATCAAACTTTTCAGGGCTTTCAAATAGCGGAGCAAGTTTTGTTTCATTAAAATCGCCGCTGACTACTTTTGCGACGCTAGAGCTTCCCTGTGCTGCTTTTTTGATTTTATCGTAAATATCTCTGGCAACGCCTGTTCTGGCGGCGGTTTTAGCAGCATCGCTTAAACCATTATAATATTGAGCAATCTCTTCATGATCCATGTTTTTAAAATTTTCTTTCCCTGCCGAGAAAGCATTGGTAATTTCTTTTTCATCTCCGTATTTCTTGCGTGTTTGAGCATATTTTGAAACGCCCGTCTTTGGGTCAATTGTTACCCTGTCAATTGTTGCAAGAAAAGGGTCTAGCACCTCTTTAAGAGCAGCAGCTTTAGCCTTGCTCATGCCATTTTGGCTTGAATAGGCAGAATCAATGTTGGCTTGAATCCCGCGCTTGAGATAATCCAGTGTTCTCACATCAGGAACATCAACAAGTTTAAATGTAATCTCGCCTTTATCGTTTGTAACTGTTTGATAAAGCTCTTTTAACTTATACTTAGCCGCGTCTTCGCCACGAAGCTCAGCTGCCAAAGCCTCGGTTTCCGCAATCCCTTTGGCGGTTCTGAAAGCATTGGCAAAATCTGGATGATTTAGGACTTTGGCAATATCGGGGTGCTGAACATCGCCAAAAGAATATGCATCTTCATACCATTGGGGGGCATCAGAACGCAAGTTGGCAATAGTTTTTGCTTCATCGGTGTAATAATCACCGGCGCGAAGATCTTCTTTTACGCGCTGTTTAACTTTTCTTGGTTGCTGGTTGAGGGTGTTCTCAGCATCTTTCTGCAACTCACGCGAACCAGCCCTGCCCCGCCCTGCAAGCTTTTGAGCCAAGGCTCTTAGGTCGTCGCTAGAGTCCGCAAGAGATGACGTCATAACGCCAGCCCTGCGATCTTCAACAAGCCTTTCCATAAGTTGTTGAGGGGTTAACCCCGTGCCGCGAACTGCCCGCTCAAGAAGCTGTGCAGTTTTTCTTTCAACATTTGGAGCAAAATAATCTTTTATCGTATTCATTGTGCCGATAGCGGTTCTGTTAACAAGCGGGGTTGCGGCGCCAAAAGCTGTGCCAAAAACCCCATAGTTAGCCACTTCAGCCGGAACATCGCTTAATTCTTTAGCTGCGCCCATTCCAGACGCAACGCCGGTTGTAAGGCCAGTTGCCATCGCACGCGCAGTTGGGCTTACCGCAAGCCTAGCAAGAGTGCCAGCACCTTTAGCCGCTGTGATAGGCGCAGAAGCCCCGCCAGTGAACGCCATAGGAGCAATGCCGCCAGCAAGTTCTAAAGCCGTAGATTCCATAGGGTAATCTTTGGCGTATTGTTCATTCTGTTTGCGGATCATATCCCTTGCGGATGTGTAATCTTCTTCACTAAGTTGAGACCGAAGATAAGCTTCAATCTCATCAGCGTTATTAAATGTTAACCCGCCAGCAACAGCTCTAGCGGGTCCATATCCGCGAGGCTCTGGAGGCTTTGGGAAGAAAAATTCTTGTGCATTTTCCTCAGCCATTATTCAATCTCCTCAGATCTTTGACCATATTTACCACTAGAGACCAAATCAAATTCGTCTTTTGTCCGTTTAATATCTCTAAGCAATTTACTACGGGCATTAATGAGAATTTCATCTCTAGCTGTGGTAGAAGTCACATCCCCGCCCGCAATACTTTTTAAGAAAGCAAGATCTTTGTCACTAAAATTTCCTTTCATTAAGGCCGCGTTTTGAAGCGTAGCGCTATTAAGCGCCGACATCATAGCTTCAGTTGCCGTAACTCTAGGATCTGCTTTTCCAAATTTGTTTTTTAATCCAAACATAACTAATTTGTCTTTTCCGCTTCCGGTAAAAGCATTTTCGCTATGTTTGATCGCATTTTCAATTTGAATTAAAGCTTCATTGTAATTGTTAAGCTTGTTATCAATTCCAGCTTTAAGTGTTATAATTGCTGTTGGAAGATTCTTTTCATTTTTCGCCTTACGCGCATCTTCTGCTCTTTTAGACTCAATATCTTGAACTTCTTTATTTTCTTTAATTTTATTTAACCTGTTCATTTCAGCTTGAAACGCAGGTGTTCCGGGCTGAAAACCTCTATCAACCAGCTCTTTAGCTGTAGCAGATTGAGGTTCATTTTTCTTAAGCTCTGCCTCGTATTGTTTTGTAGCGAGTGCGCGGGCAGTAGTTTCACCTTCTTTGTGCTCTTCTTTAAGGTTTGCCAATTCATCCTTGGCAGTTTGAGCATCGATCTCACCGGTTTTAAGCAGCAATTGAAGTTTTGCTGCCGCAGCCGCTTTTTTGGCGTCAGTGGTGGACTTTTGAAAGTCAGCCAATTCTTTGGCTGCTAAAGCAAGATTCTCCATGATGCCGCCGGTTTTTGTCGGAGACGCTAAAGCGGCAGCCAGCCGAAAATACATTTCAGACTTAGACGGGGCGTTGTCGCCAGACTTTTCAGCTTGTTCTTTTAGCAGATCAATTAGTGACTTGTTCTTTTCAGCAACTTTTTGTTCAGCCGCAACAAGCTCTGGGGATCTTGGGCGTGGGGTATTATATTGGCGATATAGTTGCTCCAGTGTCATAGTTGCGGGCGAAACAGGCTTAACTGCTATAGTCTCTGCACCACCCCCATCGCCTTCTCCCATGAGAGGAACTGGTCCTCTTGTCATGGGTGGTACGCCATTCCTCACAGCGCTTGCTTGAAGATCCTGAAGTCTTGCATCGCTCATTGGAACTGCTCCGCTTGGTGGCGAAACGCTATCATTAACTGGCGCCTTAACAGGGGGAGCCGCATCGGTAGTTGTATTGGTTTCGTTTTGTGCGTAAATAACCGGCAGCTCGGCAGGATTGTCGAGAGCGTATTTGTCGGCAAGGTCATTTATACCGCCATCAGTGCGATTGACTCCGCCGCCGTAAAAGTGCTTGACCTTGCCGCCATGAGAGAAAGAACTGTCTGGATTATTAGGGTCTGAATACCCAGCATTTTGGACAACCGAAACGCTATACGGATCTGTTGTATTTGTTAAATTTTGAGCTGTTTGCGCAGCCTGAGCCGTTTGCGCAGCATTCAATCCCAAATAACCCTGCATGTATTTCGCGACGTTATCGTTGGGGTTTTGACCAACGTATTCTTTAGCGCTGTTTGCAAAAGTAGAACTAAAGTTGGACGGGTTAACAGCTCCAGTATTGAGCTGGTTCATCCAATAATCATAGCCCGGCTGATCAATGTTGGTCGTGCCAGTGCCAATACCGCTGCGACCAATTCCTGAATAAGCAGAATTGATAAGAGACTGATAAACAGGGTTAACTGTTGGTTGATAATTTTTCATAACATTTGCTATGGAATTATCTGAGTTTTTATTGATGTAATCTTTGGCAGAAGAAGAAAACACCGCGTTAAAATCAGCCGGTGAAATTGCGCCAGTCTTTAACTGATTAGCCCAATAATCATATCCGGCTTGATCAATATTATTAGCGCCCGCGCCAATTCCTGATCTTCCAACGCCAGCATACGCAGATTTTATAAGTGCGTCGTAATCAGGCGCTGTCTTGATATTTTTAACGTCCGTGATAGGCGACACAACCGTAGAATAATCAGGAGAAGTTAAAACAGCATCATATGAAGTTTTTTGCTGTGCTTTTGGCAAAATGTTCATATACGGACTAGAATACAAATCAGTTGAGGTTATGCGGTTTTTATAATCAGCCGTGTATTTATTATAAGCATCCTGATCAGCTTTATACCGAGCAAGACCAGCCGCATTAGCTCCTTGCTGTTCAGGTGTTGCGTCAGCCGCAAGCGCAGCAGGAGATGCGTTGCCAGAGTAACCAGCAACCGTAGGTGTGCTGACCCCGTAAGATTTCATTAAACGATCAAGATTCGCGCCCATAATTGTTACCTTAAGTTACATAGAGGAAGCACCCTTGTACAAAGCCAATCCGCTAGCAAGTTGCGCAAGCGGAGATGCGCTGTAAGAAGCGCCAGACGTTGTACCTTGGTTAGTCGATGTGGTCGGTACACTTGGGGCCATGCCCCGAATTTGCGTATTGAGCCAATCGAGCTGCTGCTTGGGATAATTTTGCGCATTCTGAAACTCTTGTTGAGCGGCAGTAAGAGTTCTTTGTGCTTGACCCTGCTGAGCCTGACCGGCAGCTTCCAAAGCCGCAACGTCAGAAGTGCGCATGGCGTTCTGTTGCTGCGTCAAAGTTCCGACATTTGTAAGAGCTTGCATCTGACGAGCATAATCTTGGGCCTGAGCTTGTTGAGCAGCTTGCGCAGCTGAAAGACCAAATTGCTGTTGAGCCTGACCAGCGGTGGTCTGCATCTGGCCAAGATTAGCAAGGTTTTGCATTTGCTGGCCGGTAAGCTGGCCAGCGGTTTGGCCAAGGTTTCCAAGCGATGATGCTTGCTGAGCGGTAAGCTGCCCAGCCGTCTGACCAAGATTTCCGTACTGAGCACCACCCTGCAAGACGCGAGATAGATCGGCACCGCTGATGCTACCAACCGTGCCCGCCAATTGCGCCTGACGGGCAAGATCAGCTTGAGAAGCGCCAAGAGCCTGCCCATAGCCTTGATTGGCCATCTGTGCTTGTTGGTTAAGGATGGCTTCTTGAGTATCACGCAAAGCACGGCTACCGAACTCGCCCATTCGGCTACCACCAAACTGACCAGCTTTAATAAAAGAGTCAGACACTTGGGGAAGCAAGTTTTCGCTAAGGTTCCTAGCACCTTGTTGGGCAATAACATCCATCGCATTTTGCTGATACGGACTCATATACTGGCCAATATTGGCAGCAGATGACTGAGAAGCTGCCTGCAAATAAGGGTTTGCGGCATTTAAAGCTCTGTCGGATAGCGCCTGAGCGGTTGTAGATCCAGCCTGATTAAGATATGGCTGCGCCGCACCCATGATGTTACCGGCAGAGGCAGCAGCTTGGCTAAGATAGGGTTGCGCCGCACCCATTATATCCTGCTGGCCAGCTTGATTAAAATAACCCTGACCCGCATTTAGGTTCTGATCGACAAGACCTTGGCGCAAATATTGATCTTGAGCCTGTCTTAGTTGATCTGCTGTGCCTTTTGACGAAAAATCTTTCATTCCGCTTGTGGCAAAATCCATATTAGGTTGCCAAGCGCCCTGATTTTTCCGAACATTTTCATAAGCCTGTTTTTGCATTGCAGACAGCGGGGCAACAGTATCTAAACCGTATTCTTGATACGGTGTTTGAGCTGTATTTGTTGCCCACTGGATTTGATTATAAATTGCATCTTGCATCCACTTTGGCGTTTCGCTGGTGGATGTTGAGTAAGAAGTCGCCGTTTGCGGCGAACCCTGAAAAAGACTTGCCATTAAACGGCTCCCTTAAGATAAGACAGAGGAGATTTAGCATTAGGGCTAAACTTGCCTTTAGCTAAAGTTTTGCCCTTTTGTTTGCGGAGTTCTTTGCGCATTTGGTCTAACCGACGAGCGCCTTCAGCATTAGACCCATCGCCAAGAAGCGCAACCGTCTCTGCATCCATCACATATTCGCCGTCTGATAACTTTGCATTTATCGTATCATCTCGGCCAGATCCAGACCCGCGAGCAAGATTTGAAATATGGTTCAACGCCCCGCCATGAGCAGCAAAAGCTGTCTTTGGCTGAGCAGGTGTGGCGGGTGTCGATTTGTTGTATTGACCGCCAGTAATGTTATTCCAGTTGCTATTCAAATAGTCAGTCAATGACATATTTCTCTGATTAGCGTCAGCTTGAAGTTTATCCCAATCCCAGTACGTTGATGGGCGATTGAAATATTCTTGCTTATCTGGCGAGAGCGACGACACAGATTGTTGAACAGCTTTAGGTTGAGTTAATAATGAACCGGCTGTTAATCCTAAAATACCTAATTTTGCATAATCGCCAAATGTAGAGTCTTTATCAGGCACTAAAGATTTCAAGCTTTGTACAACATAATTTGCGGGACTGTTATAGGCTGCAAACTCTTCAACAGAGGGTCGCATTTTACCTAAATTTTCAAATCCGGGCGGCGTTGGGACATTAGCCTGATCAATTGCGGCTCTAGCTAACGGGCTTACGTTATCTGCTGCGGCAGTTGTTGTTCCTTCAACAGCCGCAGGGGCTACGTTATCAGCCACCGCATCCGTAGCGGCTTTTGCCCCAGTTGCGCCAGCTGAAAATAGTCCGTTTTCGCCGGTTAATCCTAGACTGTCAGTTGCTTTTGTAAGAAACCCGCCTTCGCCGGTTAAACCTAAACTATCTGTAGCTTGCCCGACTAGACCGGCAGGGCCAAGAAGGTAATTCCCTAAACCTGCGGTCAATCCGCCAATTACAGCGCCTTTAGCGCCTCCGCCCAAAGCCCCCGCGCCAGCCCCAATTACACCAGCACCTAAAGCTGAGGTAGCCGCAGCGCCTAAGCCAAGCCCCAAGCTGCCGCTAATAGCGCTGCCAATGGCCGTGCCAATACCCGGTGCAATGAATGATAAGGCTATGGGTAGAATAGCGCCCAGAATAGAACCCCAAGAAGATTTAAATTGAGGCAAGCCCGTTGAGGGGTTGAGCGTTCCCAAGGCGCCACGGCTCATAAGCATCTGAGCTTCTCTGGGGTTTATGTGCGCAAGCATCGTGTCGCCACCACGACCCTCGCTAGCAATACGCCGACCCGCTACTTTCAGCCCTCCGCGAGCATATCCTTGTTGATTCATGCGATCCTGAAGGCCGTAAAGCGCAACAAGAAGAGAGACAACAAAAGTCATGTTAAATTGAGGAGGAAACATGTTTTCGTCAATTTCGCCATCTTTAATGGCGGCGTCGCGAATTTCTGCGTATTTAGACGGGTCTTTAAGAATATGCTCCAAAAAGCTAATCATCTCGTCCATGTCTTGAGGGACGATAGGTTGCCGAGCCAATTGCTCTTCCATCATATCCACGCTCTTTGAGAACCGTGGATCTTTGTTGGCGAGCTGAATAATTTGCTCTCTGTTCATTTTAAAGCCCTATTCTACCGTTTGACAGAAACGATCAGCCCATGTCTGCCAATCGTTAAAATTATATGGAATCGGGATGTTTTCTTTCAAAGAAGCATTATTGACAAACTGCATAGCCCAGTCTTGCCATTTAGTTTCGTCTTGAAGCCGCCCAAAAGCGCCATATGGATCTAAGTCTAAGGCGATTTGATCTGCCCAATCTCGAAGCTGCATCCCTGCGGGGAGAGTGATTCTTATACTCATGCGAGCACCGTCCCGTCTCCGGAATCAATATGCCCGATAATCTGACCCATCTGATAATCGCCACCAACTACATTAGACGTAAATCGAACGCGCAACTCTCTGCGCTGTTCTTTCAGCATTACGATCTGCTCATATGGCAGCGCTGCCTGCTCTGGGAATGTAAAGACAGTTCCATAAACTTCCGGAGCTCTGGCATTAGCGCGGCCAGTAACTTGCACAGTCATAGCGCCTGATTGGATAAAGTCGGGTTCTATTGTAGAAATTCTCAGGTATTTGTTCTTGCCTTGCGGAAGCGATGATAAGTCGGCTGTTTCAAAATATGATTCTATCGGATGAACAAACTGTCCATCAACCTCATCAACGCCCTGTTCATGTATCCAAACGCGATAACCGCTATCTGATGGTATGCAATCCGTCAGCAACGGAGCAGCAAAACCGTTATTATATCCGCCAGAAGCGCGGCCTGAAGCCGGAAGAGCGGTGTCATACCAGCTTTGCTCGCGCACATTGTAAATGATGGCGTGTGTGCATTCAGTTGCGTTATCGCGAGGATAGCACCACCAGATTTCGCCAAAGTGCGGAACTTTAAAGGCAAAAACTTTGCTGCGTTGTCTGGCGTTTAAATTATCAAAGAACCAATTAAGGTTCATTTGATTAGGAACTTCTCTAACAACGCCGTTGAACATCAGAAAACGATCAACGCCGGGCCAGAAAAATACACCATCATAGTCAACAACCGAATCGGGTGACATGATTGAGGTGTCGGTAGCGATTGTATCAAATTGAAATACGGTCGCTCCGCCTGTAAATGTGGCGCGTATAACGGCATCATAGGCCCAAAAAATACCTGCCGGAGCAGTGCCAGAACCGGCACGTAGCGGCATTCCCTTGATGATCTTTTGGCCCCAAACACGCGCAGCGCCTGAGCCTAAACCAGAAAGATCTGACGGTGTTCCGGCAACTGACCAGCCTATAATGCCAGCCGTGCCGTAATACATGAGATATGGGAACATCATAACAATACCGCCGGTCGCATTTGTACCTGCGGGTAATGCTATTTCTGTAAGAGGAGCCGTTCCCAAAACATCGCCATAGAAAATTTGACCGCCGACATCATTGCAGACGCAGCTTAAATTGGGAGCAACATGGGCGATGATTGAATTTTCAGAGGTTGAAGCGTCATAAGCCGTTTGGAACATCCATTGATTATAATTTGAATCAACGAGCGTTGACGGTGTTCTGTCGCTTATGATCGAGCTGTTTCCATTACTGTCAATAGTAAACCGCTCTAACGTGCTATGACCACCAGAATGGCAGTATTGTACGCTTTGTTGCGTGAAGCTATTGAAGCCTCTAGATATTTCGCTGAGGTATTTGTTAATAGACCGATACCCGCCAACTTTGCGAGGCAAGCCGCGTTGAAAGCGCACCCACTGACCATCAGTGTAAAATTCTCCATCAAATTTCGTCCCGTCACGTTTAATTCCGGGCTGAGAACGGAGTATTAAAGTGCTTTCAGGCATCAAAAATCTCCGCCATCAATATTACCGGCCTGAGCAACGCCTAAAGCTGCCCAAGCAGCCGGTTGATCAACAGCTGTAAACAGCGCTATGCCTGTAGATGTTCCGCCAAGATTTATGAGCGCCCCACCAGCTGTAGTAGCGCCTGTGCCGCCTTGAGAGACAAGAATAGGATAACTTGCCGTGGCTGTATCGGCGTCAATTACGTCAGAACCATCGCAGTAATAAATACCGCGCTCGCCTTGAGCAACTTGAACGCCTGTCCCAGCTGAAGTGCGAACAGTCAGAACATATGCGCCGGTCGTAGAATTATCCAGCCAATACTGTTGAACAGTGCTAGGGACAATTACATCTCGATCACCTGTCAAAACGCCCGTAAATTTGTAAACAATTCTGTTAAGCTCTGAACCCGTCAAAGTATAATTGCCGGAACCGGCAATATCTATGACGGTGTAATCAAAAACAAAAACAGACGCTTGGCCAAATCCTAGCGTGTAATAATCAGTTCCATCGCTGATAATTACAGATGATTCTTCCGGCTGATAATCTTTTGTAGCAAGACCATCAATATTTGCGGTTCCATCCGGCTGAACAGAAACTTGCCCGCCACCGGCATTTCGCAAATACATGAACCAATTATTGCCGACCGTAGCAGGATTGGGGAGCGTAAGCGTTCCGCTGCCACCGCTATTCCAAACGTACATTTTGGCGCGATCATTAACGCCAGCAACGTAATCTGAGTTAAAAAGGGTAATGGGAACAGATTGGCTGAGCAACGTGCCGACGGCCACAATTCCCGTTCCAGCTAGGGCTGAAGCATTGGCCTGAGAAACAGACGCGCCAAATTGCAGCGAATCCCATGTTCCAGCTTCGGTTGTGTTATTAGTCAGATAAATCTGCCAAACTTCACCAGACCCGATTGAAACAACTTGGACGCCCGTAGCCGTTTTAACAATGAAGGTTTCAGCGCCTTTATTGTTAAAGAGAATTGTTTCGCCAACGCCAGCTTTCTGGGCGTCAGGCAAAAAGATGCTCAAACCCGAACTAGCCGCCGTAACGTCTATAATCCTAGTCGCCAGATTTTCGCTAGTTGAGGTTTCTTCCGGCCAGCTAAGGACAATATCGGTTGAAAGCGCGATGGCGCTATAGCTTATCTCAGCAGGATAAATATTAGCGCCGCCAAAAACGCTTGTGTAAGTTGTCATCAGGCTTCGCTCCTATTCGCAGAACGATCCATGATACGTTTCAGATCCTCATTATTGATTGCAGAGGCTGCACGATCATAAAGACCCTGCCAAGTTTGAATACGTTCGTCATTTTTCAAGAAAGGTGTAGCCTCAAGCAGCGCGGCATACAGAAGCAAATCAGGAGCATATTGCGTGAGCCAATTTGTCTGGAAATCATCGCCAAGAAAAGCTGGCTGTTGGTAATAGAGAATCTCAAGGGTCTGGGCCGTTTCCGGTGTCGGAACCAGCAACCAATGCTGATAGTCATAATCAGCGTAGAATTGAGGCGTTCCAGTCTGTGCCTCATCGGGCCAGTAAGAGCGGCAATATTCGTAAGAACGAGCAAAAATAGGCGTATTATCAACGGTCATGCTTACAGTATCGCGCCAGCGGTCTGGCTTCATGTAAACAGCAACGCCCGGCTGAAGCGGGGTTGTAACGGGCTGAATAAAGCCCTCAATCTTCAATTCACGCGCAATACGCCGCTCAGCCAACGTCACAAGACGAGGCAATTGCTCGTAAACGATAGCGTCACTTTCTACCGTAAACCCGCGTTCGAGATAGCGCCGCAGATCAACCAGCAGGCTATCGTAGGTCATGGTGTAGCTCATAAATACCCTCGTAAGTATTTTAGCTGCTGCTACAGCATGCGTCGGCGGTAAACGTATTATAGCCTTGAATTAGCTACCAAGGCAACCAGTTTTGAGGGCGCTGGGTGTTAGAACACCATCCCTCCCGCCTAGCATTGTTGACTTTTATCTCGGTAATCGTCTGGTCCGTGTCTTTTTTAGACCAAGATACGGTTTTCCATACGTCACAAACGGCCCCATTAGTCGCGGGCGAACCCGTCAGACTGGCGCAATTTGTCAGGGGAAGTGCCAACAGCATCACCAGCAGTAAGCGCATTTTGTGTTCTCCTAAGAACGTCAGCTTGCGCCGCCGCTTCAATCTCGGCCACCGCATCAGCCCTGATCTTCCAATAAATACCCGATGCCGCCATAAAAACAATAATTCCTATGGCGACATATCGGCCTACGGGGGTGAATAAAAAGGCTATCATACGCCGTACTCGTCAAGGTGCTTCTTGCGCCAGTACCAGATGGCAGCACCGATGCCGACCACGGCCACCATGATGAGGAAGTTGGTGTCTTTGAGCATGGACATGACGGTGGCAAACAGGTCATTTGCCTCTTGAACTTGCGTCACGACTTCCTTGGCGGCCCCGACCGATCCCAAAGCGCCGATAGCAATGGCGCCATTAGCCTGCTTTGATTCCGTAATGGTCTTTACAGGCACGGGGTCTGGATCGACCCGCTGCTCTTCCTCAACCACGGGCTGGCTAGCCAGATCGCGCCACCATTCTGCCTCTGCTCTGCGGCGGCGAACCAGCCCCGGCAACTCCTTGCCTTTGGCCTTAGTCCACTTCATCAACTCATTAGGGACGGCATTAAAGTCACCTGCATTGACCCTCTTGAGCAGGGTTGAGGACTTTAGGTTGCCAACACCAGCGTTGTAGGCAAAGTCCACCAGAACATCGAATTGGTGCTGGCTAAGGGGAACCTTGACCATATCAGCCACGGGCTTCTCGTACTTAACCAAATCACGCTTTAAGATCTCTTCAGCTTCAGCCTGAGTAATTGTCAGACCTTCAGTGACATCAGGCGCACCAGCGGCAGACGTATGGCCGTAGCCGATAGTCCAAATGGCAACTGGATCTTTGTAGGCTTTCAGCTTACAGCCTTCAAACTTCTTGAGAAGGGCGTCTATGCCCTGATCTGACATACGCATGATTATCTGCCCTCAATATTGAAATTCAAGTTCTTATGGTCTGGGTAGGCAATGATGACATTGCCTTCTGGACACTTGTAGGTAATTCGGGCAATCAGCTTTGCGCTGCCCTGAGCCAAACTTTCAGGCTTCTCAATCGTCATTGTGTAGCCAAACTTGTCCACCGTAGGGCTGGCTGGGCCAGAGAACGTGGAGACAGATGAATTTGCTTTATGGACAATGAAATCAGCATCCCGAACTTCAAGACCAAAGGCCTCAACTGTGCAGTCATCGCGGATCTTTTGCCGTGCAACAACTACTTTGAACTCACCTGAAGCTGGGCCATTTGAAATGCTGAAGTGGTCTGCATCCCATTCTAGGATATTTTTGGGTCCGGGCTTCATCTTTTCATACAAAGAATAACCACCACCAAGCAGCGTGACGATTGCGGTTGCCGCCGCAATAGGCTTGATAATGGAATCCGCAGCAATCATTTGTCGGCCTTATTGTCTAGTTTGTCATAGATCCGCTGAAACATCGTTTCGATATGATCCATGCGCTTGTCTAGGTCTAATTTGCTGACGTAGGACTTGGGAAGATCAATCTCGATGTCGTGAAGATCTTTTCGAAGGTCTTTAACAGCACCCCATAATTCTCTGGCAAACCAGCCGCCCGAGGCTATAGCCGCCACAGTAACAATGTTTATGATGTTCTGGGTGTCCATTTTATGTTTCGCTATTAATTACGGCTGTGGATGTGTCCCTATCTATAACAAGAACACCCTCGCAGGCCAAGTTCCACTCGCCATAAGCAAACTCATTGTGGCACGGCACATTCACTTTGAAGTTCTTGAAAAGGTATTCCTTACCATCTTCAAACACACGCCACTTGTGGTCTTGGGTGCCGCGCAAAGGCTCACCAGCACTTTTGTTGTATCTGATGTGATACTTCATCAGATCACCTCAGCCGCCGGAGCAGGAGGATTGGCAATGACGCTCAGATTGAAATGGATGAACGTCACTGGATCTTCTGAGCTGTTGCGCGTGAATGAGTGCGGCAACCAAGCATTTGTAAAGATCATGGTTCCGGCCTCTGGGGCCACATTGATCTGATTACTAGCGCCGCTGATCTGGGCTATATCAAACTCAGGCAGACTGGCCTGTACTTTGCCAGCGCGGGGGTCATGGAATGTGGCCGCAGAGCCGCCCTGTGGTGATCTGAGGAAGTAAAAGCCGATAATCTGCGAACCGTAGGGATGAACGTGTTGGTCCATGCCTGAGTATTTGTAGTGGTGCTGGCCCCACATTTCTGTGAATGAGGTGCTGAACTTTGGCATGTCGTAGCCCTGACCGCCCAGAATGTTCCACGCCGTGCTGCCGATATATCCGCAGAAATCTTCTAGGCGCGGATCTTCAAAGAGATTGTCAGTCATGTAGACAGGGTAAACTTCGTTATGTTGACCCTGCTCTTTCTTGCGCTTTTCGATGTATTCATCGACGACTGGACGAACCGTATCCAAGAATTGCGGCTTTTTGACTACATAAATAGTCGTAGGAAAGCAGTGTATTTGCTCAAGTTCGTCAGTCATAGTTCCCCCTCAAGGACGACGAAGTTCTGCCTGCATCTTCTCCATGTTGGCAATTTCTTCTGGTGTCAGGTCACGGACAATCCATGAGAAGACCCACTTACCATCACGAACAAACGGCTCAGGCGAACGGGATACCGTTTGCGTCTTACCGTCATAAGTTGGATCGGCATCAATTTCAACATAGCTAATGCGAAATCCATGCAGTTTATATGCGTCAGTGTTGGGGAATATCTCAACAAAGTCGGAGTATGGCGTGTAGCCGAGGCCGGGGTTGTCCCGCATCAGCTCTTCAGCGCCATAGGGGTATTCGACAAACTGATTGGCAGTTGTTGTCTTAACGTATCCAGTCACGATTTATCCTCCAAGAATATGGGAGCCTGACGAGTAAGAAGATCCAGACGCTCACTTTTGCCAGCCAGAGCAGTGAACACCTGCTTGATGTGCGGCACGATCTTTGTCTCAAAGTCTGGGTGGCAGCGCATGGTGTTTAGGTGGTCGTGCGGGATATTGCCCTGAGACAGAATGAAGTTCTCCACACGGCCCTGCAATTCACCAAGCCACTCGTCGCGCTGGTGGGCCTCATTGGCCTCCAACATGGGAAGGTGGCCGTATTTGCGCTGTGGCTCAAGTTCAGCCATCAGGTCATTGATGGTCTTCAGTTCCATGATGGCGGCCTCATGGTTATTGCGCCATGTGTCTTCAGCCGACTTGCACTCAATGATGGTAGCCTCAGCGACCATCTTTTCCCACGGCTTTTTGTCGGGGTCAGCGATGATTGCCTCATTCTCCATGATCTTGGCTTCGCGCTTCATCTTCTGCGCTTTGGAGTGTTCGACCTTCACTTCCATGTCTATACGTTGTCCATACAACAACGCCCAAGCGCCGTCAGGCGTGTAGCAAGAGCCAGCCATGAAGTAGCGAAGCTGAAAGTCTGAATTGTTTCGGTGTGGTTTGCTGTTCATTTAAATGTTGACCCCTGTAGTTCCATTTGATGCGGCTGAACCTCGCGATGAAATACTTCCAGCCGCAGTTGCTGATGAACTTACACATCCAGAATATATATATTTATTTCTACAAGCACTGGCTGGTGAAGTACAACCAAGTGCAAATATTCCAACGGTACTATTTCCAGCAGCAGATAAAAGATAACTAGCTTTAGTGGCAGATGTTGCTGTAGCGTTTACATCACCAGAATAAGTGTATTTATTTCTATACACAGATCTTCCAAAACCAGCTGTATATCCAAAAGCAAATATACCAACCGTACTATTACCAGTTGCTGCTCCACAAGTATTGCCGTTTGATGCTGCTGTTGCAGCTGTGGTTGAACACGAAGCATAAGTATATTTTTTTCGTACTGCACATGGCACAAAACCACAACAAGATTGATAAATACTCCCATAAGCAAATATGCCAACTGTACTATTTCCAGTCGCTGATAACCCTAAAGTATAATCAGCAGTTGTTGTTAAAGTGGTATTTACATCGCCAGAATATGTATATTTTGACCTATATTGCTGACCGTTACCATTATAGAAAATACCCGTTGTGCTGTTCCCAGTTGCCGTGCCATTACCTGAAACATTTGAAGAAGCAGTTGCAGAACCATTTGTTCCACTAGAATATGTATACTTATTTCTTGTTGTACTTACGCCTACGCAGGAAATAGAACCTAAAGCAAATATACCAACCGTAGAATTTCCCGCAGCTGCGCCGTAGCTAGATGCAACGCTAGATGATGCCGCAAACGTGACAACGCACCCTGAAAATATATACTTTTCTCTTGTTGTTGATTGTACCCCCCCACTAACTCCTAAAGCAAAAATGGCAAACGTCCCCGGCGCTAAACCACCAGAAGCCAAAGGCCACACCCCAGCCTTCTGCCAAGCCAGCATCTGGTCGATTGTCCATATTCCGGGGGCCGTTCCGCATTGGAATGGGCCAGTCGGCGTTGCTGGGCTGTTGGTGATTATGCCACCTTGATATGTGCGGGACATTAGATGTTGACCCCTGTTGTACCGTTGGAGGCGGCAGCGCCAGAATAAGAAGCAGAAGTTGCTGCTCCTCCGGTAGTTACTACGCATCCAGAATATACATATTTATTTCGAATTGTAGAACCGCTAGAACTTACAAAACCCAAAGCAAAAATACCTGTTGTTGAATTTCCTGCCGCAGACCCAGAATAACTTGCGGAAGTTGCCGCAGTTGCAGAGGCATTTGTATCCCCAGAATATGTATATTTATTGCGTGTTGTTGTACCTACGCAACTAACAAGCCCTAAAGCAAATATACCAACCGTGCTATTTCCTGTTGCTGATTGGCTGCAAGATGCAACAGAAGCAGACGTTGCAGATGCAACAGCGCAACTTGAATATGTTAATTTGTTGCGGGTTGTGGAACCTCCAGAACCGCATATGTATCCCAATGCAAAAATACCAATTGTACTAGTTCCAGCAGCTGATCCAATAAAAGAATTACATGTAGCAGCACCTCCAGAAGCAACTACGCAACCAGAATATGTGTATTTATCGCGGGTCGTTACTGGCCCTGACGAAGTAAACCCTAACGCAAATATTCCTCTAGTCGAATTTCCTGTTGCTGAACCCCAAGTAGATGCAGATGTTGCCGCAGTTGCAGAGGCATTTGCGCAACTTGCATAAGTATATTTATTTCTGTTAGCTGTCCTGACACCACAAGTACTTGACCCCAAAGCAAAAATACCAATTGTACAATTTCCAGCAGCCGATCCTCTTTGTGTAACTGCACTGGAAGCCGTTCCGGCAGAAACAGCACAACTTGAAAAAATATATTTATCCCTTGTTATTGTACCTGTGCTGCCTGATGCTCCAAGCGCAAATATAGCCAGTGTACCTGAGCCAAGGTATCCCGTCCAATTCCCCGCCGCCACAGCCTGCATCTGCTGCGCTAGGCTCCAAACTCCAGAGTAATTAGGCATCAGACGTTCACTCCCGTTGTGCCGTTGGAGGCGGCGGAGCCGAAATTATTTGTTGCTGACGAAGCTGTCGCTGATGCATTTACGCATCCAGAATATGTGTATTTGTTACGGGTGGTTGAAGCACCAGAAGAGCAGCCTAAAGCAAAGATGCCAACGGTTGAATTACCGGCCGCAGAAGCATTGTTCGATACCGCGCTAGAAGCTGTTGCTACTACATTTGTATCGCCAGAATAAGTGTATTTATTACGAGTTGTCGTTGCTCCACCTAAAGCAAATATTCCAACCGTACTATTTCCAGTTGCAGCTCCATTAGCCTTACACGTTGATGCGGCTGTTGCAGACCCACTAGTGCAACTAGAATATGTATATTTATCGCGGGTAGAAATAGGATAGTAACCACCACAACAACAAATAGCACCGAGAGCAAATATTCCAACAGAACAACTACCCACTGCTGATCCCATTGCAGTCGACAAACCAGCTGCCGCTGCTGCTCCACTTGTATCTCCAGAATATGTGTATTTATTTCTTGTTGTTGAAGTTTGATTACCGCAGTTATATCCTAATGCAAATATTCCACGAGTGCTGTTGCCAGTCGCAGATCCTTTAGCGTTTTGATTACTTGCGTTTGTACCCGCGGATACAGTACACCCCGCATAAGTATATTTATTGCGTGTGTATGTTTGAAAACATCCAGAAAAACCTAAAGCAAATATTCCTCTTGTAGAATTACCTGCTGCCGCACCATAATATGATGCTGCCGTCAATGATGTTGCTACAGCGTTCACATCACCAGAATATGTGTATTTATTTGTAGTAGTTCGTCCAGTCGGGCAAATACCTAATTTAAATATAGCAAAGCTACCAACTGGGGTCGGCGTCACGCTTGAACTTGCCGCGCTAAAAACAGACGGCCCAAAGACATTGGTGGCATTAACTCTAAACGTATACGCTGTGCAATTGGTCAAACACGCCACAGTAATGGGCGATGTCGTTCCAGTTCCAGTCTTAAAGCCGGGGCAAGAGACAGCCGTATAGCCAGTGACAGCACCGCCACCGACACATGATGGGGCCGTAAACGTCACGCAGACTTGCGTGTTCCCAGCCGTAGCCGTCCCGATAGTCGGCGCATTAGCGACCTTCAACGTATTAAAGGCGTCTATCAAGCTGCCTATGTAGCGCCTGCTCATGGGTTAATCCTAACTTATGACTTCATATGAGATGCTATAAGTAATACCACTGGCCGTGCCGCTCGTCACTGTGATCGACGTTCCTTCCATCAGATAGATGGCGGTGGTCTTGTCAGTAACAATCAGCGAAGCATTGGCCGGAACCGATACTGTCGAGACAACCGGATAGGCCGTGCCGCCAGAGGGAGCCGAACCCTGAGCAACCGCACCATTGCTGTAAATCGACACAGTGGCGTTGACTGCCGCAGATCCGTTCACATTGGCTGCGACGATCTGATTGATCTTCATAACCGTTCCGCTGGAGGCTGCGTTAGGCAACAAGACTACAGCAGATGTGCCAGAGGGCGTGTAGTAGGTGGTTGTGCCGAGGATCGAAGTGACGTTAACAATATTCGGATTGGCCATGATAGCTCCTTACAGACCGAAAATGATAGAAAAGGCTATTGCTTGGCCTTTAGTTGCCCCGCTAGAAGCAGTGACGAAAGATAGAGTCCCAGCGCCGTCTGTTTTGATAATCTGGTTTGCGGTTCCGTCTGCCGTGGGGTATTTCAAACCTGCCGGATTGTTTATCAACCGCTTGACGGTTCCTGTATTGTTTTTGGCGTATAACGCCATGTCAGCATCAGCAATGTTGATTGCCAACTCACCAGCGGACAAATTTCCAGACGAAGGAGCAGCCGCAGCTGTCGTCGTGCGGTAAAGCTGAATTGGGGTATAGCCAGATTGAGCCATGTTCTTACCTCAAATTTTCAAGTTTATAGAGAGTTTTCATATGTAACCCGCTGAGATCATCAATAAGATTTTCAAGCGCTGGGACATTTTTAGCAATTTCCTCGCGGTTTTCAGCCAGCCAAAGCATTTCATCTTTAACTAATTCTTTAGCGTCTTTTGCCTCATCAGGCAAACCGTCAATTAGCCCAAAACCGCCCTGATAGGCCTCCACAATAGCGTCAAGCTTATCAATGACGCCGTCATAATAATGGCCCAGAGCTTTATGCTCAGAATAAGAATCTGTTTTCCAGTGCAGCATGTGTGCTTGGTTGCGGGCCTTAAAGATCCGAATGATCAACTCCTCAATCATCAGAACGTGCCTCCTGATATTCCGCCGGGAACTTGTAACACTGTGCCGTCAAATGTCAGTGCCGCTCCCATGACTAATTGATTAGACACATTTTGATAGGCGACGCCACCTGCTGTCCCGTTGAGGGCATACAGTTCTGTAATGTCGCTATTAGTGCCTGACTTGGCTGCAACTAGGTTTGTCCTAGCAGTAGCGGCTGTTGTGGCTCCTGTGCCGCCATTGGTCACGGCTAAAATACCGCTTGAACTAGCGCCTTCAGCTAAAATGGATAAATTGCGGGGTATAGACATAATGGTTAACCCTTATTCGCAAATTGTTGTATTTGCTCAGTCAAAGAAGCCAACTGTGCTTGGAGTTGCTCAAGCGTAGGACTTTGCTTCTCTTCTGGTGGCAAAGAGGCTGCGTAAGCCAATGCAGCAGCCTCCTCTTCTGGAGTGTATTGGATGACTTTTACCTCACCAGTTTCAACATTAACCTCGATGCGTTCCATATGAGGCTCCTATTCGTACAAAATGTTGATAGAACCAGCATCAAAACTGTCAACTCCAGCATTGACAGTGTTGAGACGAAGTCTGTCAAGAGTGCCACTTAAAGTAACATCACCACCCCCCGATGCGGTATATGTAGAAGATAACTTCATAGCATGACTGGAAACCCATATATTACCGCTTATGTTAGTCAAAACCATAATCCCAGACATAATTTCTGCCGCAGAGTTCGAAGCCATTACAAAACCTTGTGTGTAACTGGTAGCTCCTGCGGTAGCGCCAGCGAATGACCCAGTGGAAAGATAGCCGCTAGTTTGAATGCTACCCGAACCTATTTGGATAATTTTATAATTTGTTCCGTTGGTTGACACGCCTTGAAACATAATTGTGATGCGTTTTACCCAAGAAGGTATGCTTGTGAAATCAATGCTTGTGCCGCTAGTTGTTGCAACTGCCGTGCCTCTTGCCACCTTTGCAGCAGATGACCAAGTTGTGCCATCTGCGGTAAATACTACGTTACCAGCGGTTGTAGGCGAAACACTTGCTGCCAAACCGCCATTTGCAAGTGGCAACAGACCCGTAACGCCTGTTGTTAATGGCAAACCAGTAGCATTCGTCAACGTACCTGATGAAGGAGTGCCAAGCACACCACCATTGACAACAAATGCCCCAGCAGATCCAACATTAACTGCCAAAGCTGTTGCAGTATTAGTTCCAAGACCGGAGATGCCGGTACTGACAGGAAGGCCAGTGGCACTAGTAAGTGTACCTGATGATGGCGTACCAAGCGCGCCGCCATTAACTACGAACGCTCCGGCGGAGCCTGTATTGACACCCAATGCGGTGACAACGCCAGTGCCAGTTGTTGTGCCCGAAACAGCGGTCCCTGTTGCTGCGTAATATGTAAGCTGGCCGGATGTCCCAGAATTAACAGTGCCAGTGCCGCCAGCAAAAGTGACATAAAGCGCAATGACTTCAACGATGTCATTTAATGACGCCGCTGTTGCTAGAACAATGTCTGTCCCACTGCTGGCCGTATAGTCCGTGCTGTTAAGCAGGACACCATTCAGGAAGACTTGAACATAACCAACTGTGTATGTGGCTGTAAATGTTGTCTGACCAGCCGTAGCTGTAAAGCTGGTGCGGGTATAATTTCCAGCCGCTGCTGGGGTAGTCGATGCCCAAGTTGTACCATTACTGGTTAATACATTTCCAGAAGCTCCCGGTGCTACAACTTGCAAGGCAGACGTACCGTTGCCAAGCAAGACATTATTTGCAGTCAGGGTAGTCGAACCAGTGCCGCCATACCCAACGGCCAACGTACCACCCAACGAGATCGCACCCGTTGTTGCTGTATTGGGCGTCAGACCCGTTGATCCGCCAGAGAATGACGTAACGCCACCTGTAGACGGGGCCCAAGAGGCTGTCGTTCCGTTGGAAGTTAGCAGATAACCGTTCGTGCCAATAGCGAGGCGCGTGGCGCTGTTAGTCCCATTCCCAATGATCAAGTCACCAGTTGAGGTGACAGGCGACAGAGCATTAAAAGCGGCTGAAGATGTGGTCTGGCCTGTGCCGCCAGAGGCGACGGCTAGAGTCGCAGACAACCCAGCGGCTGTGCCGGAGGTGTTTTGATTCCAAGTTGGAATAGCACCCGCCAGATCTGCGTAGGCAATGCTAACAACACCAACCTGACCGTTAACCGAGCTGACAAGGTTCGTTTGGTCAATTTTCTGCCAAGTTGAGCCGTTAAAGATAGCCCAGTCGCCAACTTGCCAGTCAGTCACACCATTAAGATTGGTCGAGCCAGCAACGGAAACAATGTAATAATAACCGTTTGTTCCAACGCTAGAAGTGAGTGTGGGTGTGTTGGTCGATGCGTTCCAAGAACCCTGATACGACAATCCGCCCGTAAAGCTTGCCGTTGTAGCGCTTGTGATCACACCCTTGGAGTTCACGGTCACCACAGGGATTGCAGTCGATGATCCATAAGTGTTAGCAGTCACGCCAGATGCTGGCAGGTCTGCGTTAACCAAGGCGCGGAAAGCTGTAGGTGCGGCGGCTCCAGCGGCAGGGCCAGCATAGACCACATTGGCAGGCTGATCCACCACCAACAACGCAGAACCCCATGTCGGGGCTCCAGCGCCGCCTGACACCAGCACCTGACCTGCAAGCCCGACAGGGCCGATGTACAGGCCATCGGCGCCAGACCATACAATGGCTCCCGCTGCGGCTACCAAACTCTTTGCTGTGCCGCCGCTGTTTAGGCCGAGGATTCCGTCAACCTCGTCATCTAATGCCAGATTGACTGCGGGATGCTTGTGGTCTGACCGGCTAATTGATGTGGCACTGCCCGCAGAGCCGCTCTGGAACCCAGCTAGAGGCGTAGAGCTAGATAGGTTGGCATTTAGCGTCACATTGGCGCTAAGTGCCCCGCCACCTGTCAGGCCAGTTCCAGCTATCACTTGTCGCGTTGTCGGGACATAGCCAGAGATTGTCGCGGGTATTGAGGTCGCGGCCATTACGCGGCCAGTGGAATCAACTGTGAAAACCGGAATGTCTGTTGCCGTTCCGTAAGTTCCGGGTGTCACGCCCGATGCCGCTAATTGCGATGTACCAATCCCGCCATTAGCAACACTGAGCGTGACGTTCCCCGTAAGCGGACCGCCTCCGGTCATAGATGTTCCAGCAATGACTTGCGTCGAAGTTGGAACACCGGCGACAGAAAGTAAGTCGCCAACACGAATTTGATAGTTATTGCCCTGATAAACAATCATCATCAGGCTATTTTCATCGGCAACCGGAGCAAGCGGAAGCTGGGTGACTCGCGTAGGGATCAGATTGCTGGGTACGTCAGTCATTCATCAGATCTCCAAATACCCTTCACCGTCTTCAGTGATAATAAACTCATCACCCGCTTCCTGTATAAGGCCAGCCGGATGCGTGTTTATGGGCGTGTCAGGTCGCGTAAAAGGCAAGACAATCTGGTCTGGGGCTCTGGGAGCAAGACGATAGGGGTCGTATTGGTCTGTATCGGCATCACAAACCATCAAATTAGGGTAATTTGGGTCTGGGTGAAGGTCGGCAAGCAGCATTTTACGCGAGCAACGAGCACAAATCCCAATCCCAAAGGTAGATTCTCCGCGAACATCAAGATACGGACCGCTCATTTTGTATAAACTCCGATTCCGGGGTTAATCTGGATCGGAGAACCGTCGTTATCGCCATCCCAAGCTCTTTGAACGGTCATTGCAGCGCGTTGCTCAAGAATTGGTATCAAATTCATATCAACCGCAGCAGTTTCGGACGCAACTTTCGCCGCTAAGCCGTTAACAATAGCCTCGATCCAACGCTGGGGGATCTCAACTTCTTGCTGAAGATTCTGCGTATCCATGATTTGACGGTGGCGCCACACGATTAACTGTGCTTGTTCCGCAGCTAAGAATGGCGCAGGCCAAATGTTAACAACAGGTTCTGGAATATCGCGCTGGAACCAATAACTGTTAGGTCTGCCGGGGAAAACCTTGTTGCTTTGTTGAACGTACGCATCGCGGTTCAGGTTCCCAAGGGGAATTTCCTGCGGCATGTTGCCGAGGGTTATAACCGAGTAATTTATTGCGCTTGCGGCAGTGATCCTGAAATATTGATACGCCAACGCGCCGGATATATCTGTCCACGTTATTTCGCCGGAAGAAGCAACAACCGAGCTGGACCCTACCGTTACCCACACAGTGCCATTCGTGCTGACCTGAAATGTTAATGGTACTGAAGCGCCGGACCATTCTACGCCAACCGTGTTAACGGTAGTTTGGCTTGTAAAATTAACGGTGTACGCCAATGAGGTCGATACCGTAGATCCAGTCACTGGCTGAATGGTTCTGTAGTTGAGATTTAATACCTCAACGGTTCCGAGAGGAAGCGTTACAATCGGCTGATTCTCGTACATTGGCAAAATCAGCTTTTCAATACACCAGCTTGGTGTCTTTGTATTAGCCAACTCTGACAGCATTAAGTACAGGGATTCAAGCGCGTAGGTTTGCATTTCAGCAGTTATGGCTTGAGCAGGCAAGCGGCAACGACGGAAAGCGTGATCAACCACTTTCAGTGCGTTAAATGTTGTGCCGCTAATGCTGCCAGAAAAAGCCATACCAGCTCCGCCTATTTCTCGGATGGCCGCTGGTCCAGCACGCCCGTTGAGGTATTATAGTTCAAGAAGTTAAAGAAGGCAATTTACTTCTTGCCCATGGTCATGCCACCTTTTTTCATCATCTTGCTGTCAGGCATCATTTTACCATCAGGCATTTTATGCATACCGACTTTGCCGCCCTTCTTATAAGGCACATTGCCGGTCTTTGTAGCCATAGTAGGCTTGCCGTTCATCTCACCGGGGTTCTTATTGCCCTTGATGCCCAAGGTGCCTTCAGGCTTCAGCATACCCTTGCCGCCCTCTACAAAACCGCCCTTTTTCATAGCGCTAGGCTGAATCATAGGAGCCATAGGCGCCACAGGCATAGCGCGGCGCATGGGGGCCTTAACCATGCGGCTTTGCATGATCTCGTCTTTCTTCATGCTAGGCGTTTCCATCGACTCATGTTTCATCATGGCGCGGCGGCTGGGATATTTCTCGCCAGTAGCAGGCTCTTTCATGCCGCCCTTGGCGTAATACCCACCGCTAGCCATCTTGGTCATTTTCTGCCCGACCAGAGACTTTTCAACAGCCTTAGATTTGGCCATCTGAACGTCCTGACCAGCCTTTGCAGACCCGCCATAGCTGTAGTTGCAAGGCTTTGCACTAAAGTCAAAATCTTTGACATACATTGGACCTTTTGCCATTTCCCGTCCCCTTAAGCCGTTGCGTAGGTTTTGATGCACTCGATGACGATAGTATACATATCGCCAGATGATGCGTCAGATGTCGTGAAGGCCACATTTCCTGTTTTCCCCGCGCCAGCGTTGTTGGTCAACCCGCCAAAGTCAGAGAAATCCATGGAATAACTTACGTTCTGCGGGATCATCCACGTAAGCAAGTCAGTTGTCGCATCCCAGAGAATGCGGACCTCCATGCCATGGGTGTTAGCCCAGATCCGATTGATCTTTACGCCATTACATGCAAAACCTGCGGCACTAGCTGCAAGACCGGAAACAATTATCTTATTGACAGCGGTTTCGCCCGTTCCATCAGAAATGTTCGTGAATTTCTGAATGACAAGACGCTCACCGTCGAGCAGCGTCTGTGTGGCTACAGCATCAGCCATGTCTACCTCCTGTGAAAATGAGGGCCGAAGCCCCCATTAAATTAAGCAATCGTCACGCCGCGAGAGCCGACAACCGCCCAACCAGTGGCAGTGTAGATCATGTAGACAGCATCTCCGACAGCCGTGAACGTGATGGTGGAGTACCCAATCTTCGTCGTCGGAGTCAAAACGGCGCTACCGCCATCAACCGTATGAACGATGATCTTGACCTGTCCAGCGGTGCCATTGGCAAGCGTCAAAGCCTGCGAAGCGCCCGTCGTGGTCAACTGCGTGAGCATATCTGTGATGTTTACAGCGCCCGCACCAGAGAGGCTCTGGCTGGTGGCAAACACATCGCCAGTAAGATTGCCGGTCACATTGCCGGTGATGTTGCCAGTCACGGCACCAATGAAGCCGTTGGTCGAGGTAACTGGACCAGAAAAAGTAGTAGAAGCCATTTTTAGATCCTCACATGCGAGTTAAGCGCATCAGTCTGCATGTCGTCAGCCGGAACTGTCTAATACGCTGAATAAAATCCGGTATTTATATTCCCCGCCCATAGGGGGACAGACTACAGGCGGGGAACAGTTAATTAGACGCCGGGTGTGCCGAAGAGGCCACGAGGATCAGTCCAACCAACGGTGTAACGCTCGGTTGCCTTGTAGCGCATGGAGTCGGTTTCGAAATCGCCTTCCATGCTCTTTTCAAGACCACGACGCATCAAGAGCTTCATGCCTTCTGGCGCATCAGTCTGCACCCACCAAGCGGTGGTTGAGGTGATACGAGAAAGGTTAGCTTGACCCTTAGCCAACAGGCCCATCGACTTGATCGGGTTGATGTCGTTGTCAGCTGTGCCAGTACGAAGAACGCTCTTCAGCAGAACTTCGGCTTGGAACACGTTTGACGGACCTGACACGATCTGAGTCGGGTTCAGACGGATACGCTTGCCGTTGTTGTCAACAGCGTTGCGGATCTGAACCAGCATCTGCTCAAGCGATGTCTGAGACAATGCAGCAGCAGTTGCGAGCTGGTTGCTGAAAGTGCCGCTGACAATCGGGTGGTTCGTAGCAATCAGAGACACGCCGTCACCGCCGACATACGAGCTATTAAAAGCACGATTTAGGACGTTAGCGGAGAGAGTCTCCTTTGTTTCGATCAGCGACTGAGCCAAGTGCTTGGCATAGGTCTGGCCGATACGAATGTGATCGCCGTCCTCAACGAGAACTTTGGTCAGCGCGAAGGCAAGACCATAGACCTTGTAGAGGTAACGCTGCAAGAACAGCACGCCGCCGGACTGGTAGCTGACTGCCATGCCATCGGGGAGTTCCGGCGCAGCACCAAAGCCGTACAAGACGGGCTCTTCATGGTAATTGCGGGGAATGCCCTTCTGCTCACGGAAGACCATCTTCCATTCATCAGAACGCTGATCATAAACACCATCAAAAACTTCGTTCAGGATGGGCTCAACTACCGACCGGAAGTCGGTACTACGCATAGGAGTAGCCATAGTCTAAGCCTCCCTTAAACAGAGTTGACGGCTGCTTTGTAATGGTGCTCGTTAATACGAACGGTAACCACAACATAAGCATCGGTGAGGGAATCAGTGACGTTGTACTGGAACCCAGTAATCTGGAACTGACCAGATGTAGCTTGGATAGCAGTCAAGTACGAGTTTGACAGGCCTGTCGAGGTGGAACCACCGGGAGAAGCAACTGTCCAATCGCACTCTTCGCCCACAGCAGACTGCACTGAATCAGTGCCGGGAGTGCCGGGGTTGTTGTACTGAACGTCAAACAACGTTTCCGGATCATCATAGACCCAGATTGTTGCGCCTTCACTGTTGTAAGTGGAGGTGCCGCCAGTCCAGAAGGGTGAAATTGTGGGCTTGCCGGTAGAATCGCGATATTCGACACCAGCCATGATGCCGAGCAAAGAAACTCCATCGACAGTGCCCGAACGGGTACCGTCAGAAGTGCCGAGCTGGACAGTACCAGCATCGACAAGTTTTACAGGATCGCCAGAGAAAATGCTTGTCGCATATGTGCTGGCGATTACGTAGGCTTTCGGACGCATTTGACCACTGTTGTGGAAAGACGCCCGGAAGCCAAAAGGTGCGCTAGTCGAAGACATAGTGGCTCCTAGTGGATTGAGGGGTGATTAGGAAAGATCAAACTGAGCTTCCCTACGTTGCCCAATCTCCATATTGCCATCGCCCATTGTTAACCGCGACTTTGAAGATTTAGCCTGCTGCTCAAGAAACTCTGCGGTGTCGGTAAGTTTTTCTTCCTCACGCAAAGGCGCATCGTGATGCGCTTCTGTCATATATCTCTCGTAAAGAGAGATTGGCAGCTTGAATGCAAGCATTTCATTCACCCCAATAAGGCCCTGCCAATCACCTGTTTTCAGGGTGGCATATTCCCAGCCGGGAACGTCTTCCGGCTTCACTGGCTCATAGCCCAAACGAATCCTCGTCTGGATGGAATCACGGGGGTTAGTCGTGGTCAGCCAGCACATGTGCCAGCCGGGTATCTTAGGCAAGTCCGGTAAACTGGACTGGAAAAATTGTTGACGGAACATTGCAACTCGCTCATCGTCAGAAATCTCGCGATTTTCTGTTACAGCGCGATCTTTCATCGCACGGTTTTCGCGTTCTACGCCTGCAAGTTTTTTAAAGCGTTCGTCGTTCATATCTCGCTCCCTTCAGCGATTAGAATTAGGTATATGATAATTTAAGGTAAAACACAAGATGCGTTATGTCCGGTTGTTTTTATCGTATTCAGCGTATCGTCTGGCGTACTTTTCCCGCAAGACGGGGTCATCCCAAACGCCAGCATCAATTAGCGCCTGTTTACGCTTGTCGTTTATAAAGAACTCTTTATGAGTATTTGCTGAGCTATTATCCCTGCCGGAGCTTATGGTTGGCCCACCCCTAGGCGAACGCGCAGGGGGAGCCGGTTCTTTGCCAAACCGCTCAGGCAAGCGCCTTGCGGATCGTGTGCGCAGCTCGTCCCAATACTCTTCAGTATGGGGATTGTAACCGTCCTTTGACAGTGCGTTATCAATCGCAAGCACGATAGCCGACTCTTCATCACGCCCTTGGGCATCGTACCAAGGGTTCTCCTTGATAAACTCCCTAGCGTGTTGCAACGCCATATCGTCAAGCGCCGGTTGGGGGGCTGGGCGATTCTGAGCGTTTTGTTTTTCAAAGGCAAGCTGCTGTGCCTTAGCCATAGCCTGATCGCGGTAGCGCATAGCCTGAGTAACGTCAGAACCATTACCAGATTCAATGGCTTTGGCTATAACGCGCTCGGCTAATTCAGCTTCCTGCCGAGCCTTAACAATCTGATTATCTATCCCGTTAAGATCAGATTGAAATGCTCGCTGTTCTTGGGCATATATACGGCGCTCAAGATCGTCATTGCGTTTACGCAAAAAGTCTAATTCGACCTTGTCGCGGGTAATAGCCTTCCCCCGCCGCTCTTTGCGGTCTTGCTTTTCCTGCCGTCGGCGCTCTCGGATTGCTTCGCGCTCATCATCGTTATTGTCAGATCGGGCTGAAACACGCTCGTCATCAGCATTATCATCTTCGGAATCTGGTTCTTCCTCGATGATTACCAATTTTTCTTTATCATTGTCTTTTACATCGTCGTCTTCTTTTAATACGTCAGCCATCTCTCATCTCCCTTCAGATGAATGCTTTAACCACAAGTGGATTGCCTGTTACGTCACCAAGAACATCTAAGTCATTGAAAATAACAAACATTGCCTTTTCGCCATCGTCGCCAAAAGCAACTTCCCAACGGTCGCCGCCGTATTTGGCAACCCTAATGAAATCGCCGGGCTTGCACCAAGCGCCTTCTGGCCATGGCTCCATTGTGGTTCTATTTTTAAACGCCAGCGGACCTACTGTGATCACCTTAGCAACCTGAGTGTTCCACTTTTCTGTATCGCGGGTGTCCTCAACGATTAAGATTCCGCCCCTCGATTTCTTTCTTGGTGTTCGAATCTGTACCAGAACGCGGCTACCAAAAGGCCGAACGCCAGCATCTACTGCTGGAAAGGCCTCTACCAATGCGTCCTCAGAGATCTTTCTCTCCATATTTGTCCTCACTTATAAGACTAAGAAGTACGTTAATTGCTGCCTCGTAACCCTCTACGATGCCCACACGATACCCGTACTCGAAAGCATCGCGGTTCTGAGGCCGCTTCAAAGCCTCAAGAGCGAACTCTTGTTGGGCGGCTTTGAGGCGAACCAGAAGTTGTGTTTCAAAGTTCATGCGTTAGTCTTTGACTCTTTTCCAGTTTTAGGCGCCGGAGGAAGCGTCTGGCCGTTAACTGGCAGGCCAGCGGCGAGGCGATGCTTCTGCTTTACAGCGGCATCATTGAGCGAGACGGTTCCTGTTGTGGGCTTATCGTTCATTGTGTTCTCCTATTTATTAACCACCGGGGTTGACGCCGGTTCCAGTAGAGACGGAGAACTTCTCCCCCGTCGCAATCTCAAGTTGGGCAAGATTCATGGCCGTTTGGTTGTCGGCGCTGTTCATACGCTCGCGGGTTGCAAGGTCAGCCGCTGTGCGCTGGTCATCGCCTTGTTGACGGATCTGTTCTCTGGCCAGATCCAGATCCAGTTGCTTCTGGCGAGCCGCCAATTCAGCTTGCTTGATCTGAATATCTTGCTGCGCCTTAGCCTGATCATTTTGCAGACGAGCCTGATCGATCTGCGCACGCTGCTGAAGGGCTTGACCTTGCAGTTGAGCATTGAGCTGGGCAATCTGCATACTATTATCGGGGGGCATCTGAGGCTGCGGCTTGAACTGCTGAGCCGCTTGGTCAAGCTGCGTGAGATCTTGCCCAAACGATCCAAGTTGCTTTTCAATGAACTGCTGAACCTGAACAATTATCTTTGCTTGCTCGTTGGCATCTTCTTTGATCAGTTGTTGTTTCTGAGCCATGTCAACCGCGTTATGCGACTCGACAAGGTAGTAATTCAGCAAATGGTCCCGCAGATGGGTAGCGATTGGGTACATATACGTCTTGGCAATCACCGGGTTGCTGCCAAATAGCGGCGATTTAAGAAACGCCATGTGCGTCATAATATGCGCCATATGATCTTGGTGCGGCAGAACGTATATAGGGCGGCTCATAGTTGCGGCCACGTTCTCAGACACCGGGTCCATGTTTTCGCTGCCCGGCTTTGGCTGTAAAACCTCGGCTTCGGGCACTTTCATGTCGCGTAGAAAACGTTCCTCAACTTTTCTAGCGTCATACATTTGCGGCATAAGCGTTGCACGCTGCATAATTGCTTGAGTTTGGGCAAAACGCTGCGTATCGCTGAAAATAGCCGGATCGCTGACCGGAATAACGTCCAAAGGCCCGTCAAAATCAGACGGATCAATATCGAGGCCTGATTCTTGGGCTTTTATGTCCTCAATCGTCAAATATGCCGAGTTAATACGGTGCAGAATCTTTAAACACCGCGCCATTGAGCTATGAAGGCGCGAGTGGATGCTGCTAAACACCACCATCCCCTGCTCAATAAGCGCCATTGTAGTGCCGACAGGCTGTGCTGTGCTAGAATCAGACAGTTTTTCAAAGGATGTTTGAACAACGCCCTTACCTGCATCAACCAAAAAGCCCAAAAGCTGGAAAAGCGTCGGACTTGGGCCATTAAATGGCAAAGGCATAGCAATTTTACGCACATCGTCGATCATCGCGCCGCCTTCAAGCTCGATAATCTCGGTCGGCTGTACGTTAATCGTCTGCCCGCCGGGGCCGCCTTTGAGCTTCAAGAGGGTTGGGACGTTCTGAATGTGCGCCGAATCTAGCAAAGCACGCAGTGCGCCGGTGGCCGCGCCACTCAGGCCACCAATCATATGGGTGAGGCCGATTGGGTAGGCGCCGCGCCAAGGCACGAACGGAAACTCTACAATCCAATCTAGCTCCTTACGGCGCTCGTCATCGGGTTCCCAGTTTCTATATACGCTGAGAGCCTTACTGCTGCTTTTATCAATGCTGATAATATAGGGCTCTGTGTCATCGCCAAAATCTAGGCTCGTATAAATCTCGTATACGGTTCGAAGGCCATCCTCGTTGTAACCAAGATCTTTGCGCCCCTCGATCTTGTCGTTAGCTTTAGAGCTTTCGCTAAAATCTGGATCATCAGGCGAGCCAACGTCTATATCCCGATACATGCCGGACTTAACGCGGTTTTGGAACTCCATCTCGGTTATGTACTGAACGTGTGTCTTGCGCTCCGCCGTATAGAAATTGGTGGCCGAGAATGGAAGATATATATCGTCAATCGGGATAAACTCTGACGTTGGGCGAGAGTACTTAGAGCTCCACATGAACTTCATGTATTGCCCGCCACCCAGCGGGAGTTGGGTGCTTAGTTGCTCAAGCTCGCCTCTGAACTCAGCCATCTGTTCAGTGAGCTGCCAGTTCATAAATGCTGACTTGCGTTGCCCTTTTTGAACTTTCTCGTGATCTTGAATACCAAGGATTTTGCTCTTCACCGGCCCATTTGGCGGAAAGACTTCTTTCATAAAGCGAGCGGAGAAATCTACGCAAGCTTCAACAAGCATTGGGTGCACAACCTTGTTGGCGCCAGTAAACTGAGCGCCTCCGGGGGCGTCATCGCCTAAGCCTGTACGGCGCAAACCCTCTTCGTATTGTTTGTCGCGCTTTTCACGGGCTTCTTTGTCTCTGTCGATTTTATCAAGAAGATCGTTTACTGCGGTCTTTAACATCGCCTGATCGACTTCATCAACGATGTTTGCGAAATGCTCTAGGTGAACGCGCTCGTCTTTGTCGTTCTTCATGCGGATGATAGCGCCGCCATCTTCGGTATCTTCAATTTCGTTATCAACATCCTCAAGCTGAATGTTTTCGCCTTCGGTTTGGTCGTCATCATTCAAGTTATCAGGCATAATTTCCCTCACGGATGCTTGCTGCGATAGCGTCTATCTCTGCGGGGTCATAAACTGCAACAGGTCCGCCCTGCGCGTATTTACGACTCTTCTTTGAATACTTGCGATAGAGCTTCATAAGATTTTTGTTAACTGTGCCGCCGAGAGCGTAGTCGCCGTCTCCGCCGTCGCTGCTGTCGTTTTCTGGGCCTCCATCTTCAGGGCCTCCGTCTTCAGGACCGCCATCTTCAGGGCCTTCAGATTCAGACGCAGCTTCTTGCTGATCTTGCATTTCTTGAATGGCGTTTGAAAGTCCCATTGGACCACTCAACCCGAATGTTCCGTAGTTTATGTCGCCCAAAACATCAAGAGAGTCTAGCGGATCAAATGTGCCAGCAGGGTTTGTGCCCGCGACTAAGCCGTTAAAGTTTTCTTGGGGTGCGCCAACATTAGGCATTTGGCCCTCGCCAAACAAAGACAAGTCGCCGTTAATAATTCCTTGAGCAATAGCGGCGGCTCTTTCGTCACCAAACATTTCTTGTTGAACGGCAAGCCAGTCAGCCAACTGCTCAGGAGGGATTGAAACATTTGTTACAGACGATGGGAGTTGGCCATATGCACCCGCCAATGCTCTTGATTCATCAACAAAAGTAGATCTTCCAGCCCCAAGATAGCCGGGCAATGTTTCGTCAGCGCGGCTCGCAATTTTGCCGCTATCCGTAAACCCCGGCGAAACAAGATTGCCAACACCTCTCGATGATGGCGCAAAACCCTCAATTGGTGACGGAAGCGCAGCCACGTTTGTGTTTGTAATTGGCGTGGTCGCCGCCGTCTGGGTTGATGTTGGGTTTGTTTGAGAAGACGTAATGACAGCCGCCTGCTGGGATGGCGATAGGTTTGACAAATTATAAGACTGCACAGCACCCGGTTGGTAGTTTGCATTGCTGTACGGAACCAGATCATTGGTGTGAGGATCATACGCAACAGTCGCAGGGGTGTTTGTCGTAAAGTTTGTGCTTGTTGGTGTTTGCTGACTTGTATTGTCACCACGGGTAACACCCGCATTCATGGCCGAAACCATTTCGGCATATCTATCAGCTGCATCTTGACTCTGCGCGTCATCGGCAACCTTGTAACGCCGCGCCATTTCATTGAGCAGGTCTATGTTAGTTTGCGCAATGTCGGCTTGGCCACCAAGTGCGTAGCCTTTAACGGAGCCGCCGTGACTTTTAGTTATGTCTGGATTTTTCATATCGAAAGTTCCACGGTTGCCTGTAGCAGATTTAATTTGGCTAGGATCAAATACAACATAGTGAGTATGGTCTTGGCCCGTAGGATAAAATTGTTTTGTACGGTCATCCCATAATGTGTACGGACGTTGAATCATCACTCCGTCATACCCAGCGTTACGAGCGTTTTTTACGGCATCAGAATCTGTTGCTCCGCCGAACCTTTCCCAAAATTCTGCTGGATCTTTAACTACGAAAGGCTGTTCCATCCTAACGTGCAAAGGCATAACATTACGACCGCCCTGATGCGTTCCTGCATATGAGGATGCTTCATCAGTTAAATCGGTTGCGTAAACTCCCGGCCCAAACTCTCCGGTATTTGAAGGTTTGAACGTGCTAATGTCGGAAGCGGTGCCATGGTAAATTGTTTTAGGGCTACCGTCTTTATTCCGCACTACGCTGTAACCAAGCCAATCCTCAAGGTTTTTTGCACGTTCCGGACTATCATGCGGTATATATTTATCTTGATGAATTTCATCTGCCAATTTACGCAAAGGCTCAGACCCGCCGCCGGATTTTTTATTTACTTTGTTAAGATGATTCCATATTTCATTTAATGTTTTATTTGTAAAAAAAACAGGAATTGATGATGCATTTTCATTTAACGCAGCAATTGTTCGGTGATGTCCATCAAGAACCATTGATCTATATTTGGTATCATATGGAGATCCCTCCACCAAAATAGGCGGAAGAGGCTCATTCTTTTGAATAACTGATTGCACTTCTTGTATTTGCTTTGCAGATTGAGGGCTTAATACGTCATTCCAAGATTCCATTTCAAATGGATCAAGGGATTTGGGGTTATATTCATAATGCGCAGGAAGCTTTTTTTGCTTTTCTGCTATTTTAAGCAAATCCTCATGGGACGCTTTAGCTGGGTTATTTGGCTCAATTGCATATTTATCTAAAAAATCATTTTTGTTTAATTTTTTTGCATCTTCAAAAAAATTCCAACTAACTCCATTATGTGTTTTAACTGGTCCTGAACCTAACACCATTTCACCAGCGCGAACTGGAGCGCCAACAATACCGCCCATTACATTGCCAAGCTGGTTAATAAGATACTTGGTTGCACTCATCCGTTCCCAGTCTAGTGGATTGCCTTCCATGTCAACCGGAATTGGACCTTGATCAGTGTTGATAATATTGCTTGCCATCTTCGGCAGCTCGACGCCAGTCTGATCGAGCTGCGCAAGCGTTGCTTCATCCATCAAGGATTTAAGGCGGTCTCTTGGGCGCTGCGTAAACGGCTCGGCTATTGCCCCGCCGATAACGCTCATAGCTTTATTATACCAATCTGGTGTCTCGACCTCGCCAGTGTATTCGCCGCCGCTAGCGGGATACTTGCTCAGCATGTTTCTCAGGTCATCTTCCGTCATGTCTATCACCACTTAACCTTGTTGGCCCAATATGCAGCTGACTCTGGACCTCTAGCGATATTGCGAGCGTGACGAGCTTTGAACGATGCCCGCTTGGCTTTCATGCGATCAGACTCGCCCTCTTTGGGCTTGCCCGCTGTGCTTGCGCCTTGCTCGCCAAAATGGATGATCTTCTCTTTGCCGTCGTAGCAAGCTTTGACCACATGCGACTTGTTAGGGTTGCTAGGCGTGCGCTTGGGCTTATTGCAAGCCATCGCGTTTTTATCAATCTGCTTAGCCATCACTTGCCCCTCGCGGCACGCATATTGTCAACCAGATTTGGATAAGCGCGACCAGCTTTCTTTGCTGCCGCCTTGGCGCTTGCCTTCTTGCTTGACGACAGCTCTTTGCTTTCGCCAAGACCTTTAGGCCGTTTCTTATCCCAAATCGGTTTCTTTGCCATCATCAGCTCCTAGGCTGCATAGGGGTTGGCATACTCACGCTTGAACTTCTTTTGCCCGTCTGGGTCTTTGGCTGTCGGCAGCTCAAACCACCCGTCGTTCTTCAAGTATATGATAGCCTGCGTAAACGTATCCACATAATCGTCGTGCTCAGCCACCGGAAACTTTGACAGCTGTTTTAGGAAAGCCGCCGCCCAGCTGACCGATTGTCCGGGATTCTTTTTTGACTCTGGAATCCACAATAGTCCTAGCTCTAGCGTCGGCGCAGCTTGATGAGCGCGGCTCGTCTTACTTGCGTTACCGGGATTATAGCCGATAGCGGGCACTTTTGCCAAACGAAAATCTTGAAGCAGACTCTGGCCGCTTGCCTTGGCTTCGACCAGCACTCGATCAGGCCTCCGAGCCCGACCGTAAGGAGAGTCCTTGGACATGCCACCGTACTCTGTCTGCCAATCTTTGATTGCCCTTGCCCGCAAGTCAGGATAGCTCAAATGCTCGTCCCAAGCGTCGATCAGCATCACGTTACGCTCGCCCTTGATGCTGAACACCGCCCAGACGGTGCAGGCTGTCGGGTCTCCGGTCGTGTGCTCGGTGAACGCGCAATCGTATGACTGGAGAATGTATTCGAACGGCGGCAGAGCCTTGTCGGCTGGCCAGAGCTGGAATCGGCTAACGTCAAGGATTCCGCCCTCGGATGGCACCGGATCTTGCTGGAGCTGCCCAGCTGATCCGTAGGCGCCGAGGCTTTGCTTAAGGCTCGTGATCTCAGCCTCGCCAAATCGCGCTGGGCAGATCAACTCGCCCTTGGTCCGGCGCGGATCGTACGGCCCTAGCAACGTCTGGCGCGACTTACCGTCCCATTCGGCAGGAATGCAGACGTGCTCCCAGCCGAGCTGCTCCAAGATGATGCCGCTAGCATCTCGTTCGTGCAGGCGCTGCATCACAGTTACCATAGCGTCGCGCTTAGGATCGTTGAGCCGGGTAGCCCAGACCATGTTGAACCATTCAATAGTGGATTCGCGGATAACATCAGATTGGGCGTCTTTGGCCGAATGCGGGTCATCGAGGATAAGGCGCGATCCGCCTTCGCCCGTAGCCGTGCCGCCAACCGAGGTGGCGATGCGATAGCCGGTTTTATCGTTCTCAAACCGTTGCTTAGCGTTTTGATCGCCTGCCAGCGAGAACAGATGACCCCAGCGGTCCTGATACCACGGGGACTGAATCAGCCGCCGCGCAGAAAGGTTGTCGCGGATGCTGAGCGTGCTGGAATAAGACGCGCAGAGGTATTTGTGGTGCGGCGACGACAACCATTCCCACATCGGCCACATAACGCTTACAATCAAAGACTTAGAGTGCCGTGGCGGGATATTGATCAACAGCCTTCGGATCTCGCCCGCACTGACGGCTTCGAGATGCTCGCAGATAACCTCGATGTGCCAGCTGGGGACGAACGTAACGCCCGGCTCAACCACGTGCCAAGCCTGTTTTACGAACTCATATAGCGACGCGCTCGCGGCGCGGCGGGACAACTCCTCCTCGACAATAACCCTCATAGCTGCCGGAGAGACTGGGCCGTTCATTTCTTTTCTTCGGCCTTGATCAACAGAGCCTGCATGGTCGCCAGCTCTGCATCGCTCAGACCGCGCAGATTGGCATCCGTAATAGCCAATGGTCCGCCGTTAGCTCCAGTGATTTCTCTGCGATCAACCTCGCGCCAACCGCCTCGCGTTTTCATCCAAAAGATAGCCGAAGCTACGGCGCCTGCGCCTTTACTTGTCGCTATTCGAAACAGGTTCTGAGCCACCTGCGCATTCATTATCGACGTAGCAGTGTCCAGCTCGGAGCTATAATACTTGCGCAAAGTCTCATCGCTAACGCCAATGATTTTGGCAATTTGGTCTTGCGTAAGGCCGATTCCGGCCATAAGCGTAACCTGATTCCGATCTTTCTCATTCGGTTCATGAGGTTTGCGGGACATGTTTCATCTCATCAAAGGTTTTTCCAGTGGCTTCGTGGACAGCCTTCTGGCCGGTGAAGTCTTGCCAGCGGGTAATAATAACATCGCAATACTTAGGGTCCAGCTCCATGAGGCGGGAGTAGCGTCCGTTCTTTTCAGCGGCGATCATTGTTGTGCCGGACCCGCCGAAGCTGTCGAGGACAATATCTCCGCCTTTGGTGTTGTTGAGGAGCTGATACTCGAACAGCGCCACCGGCTTCATGGTCGGGTGTTCGCCGTTGCGGGACGGCTTGTCGAACTCAAGGATCGTGGTCTGCTTACGGTCGGCAGCCCAAAGATGCCCGGCACCGTCCTTCCAGCCGTACAGGCACGGTTCGTGCTTCCAGTGGTAGTCCTGCCGCCCCATGACCAGCGATGATTTCTTCCAGATCAGGCATTGGCGGACAACCCAACCCGCATCCTTTGCCGCGCCCCGAAAGTTGTAGCCCTCCGAGTCGGCGTGCCAGATATAAAAGACGGCGCCCGGCTTCATAACCGCGTCGGCAGCAACGTAGGAATCTCGGAGGAACTGGCGAAACTGATCGTCACCCATGCTATCGTTCTGGATCGTCAGCTTTTCTTTAGTACCGCCCTCATATGCTACGTTATATGGCGGGTCGGTTAACCACATATCCACGCGCTGCCCGGCGGCCAGCTTCTCAAGCTCTGCAATGCTAGTCGAGTCCCCGCACATCAAACGATGGTTCCCCATCACCCAAACGTCGCCCAGCACAGTCACGGGCTCGGCAGGCGGCTCCGGCACGGCATCCGGGTCCGTCAGGCCATCGGTCGGCTCAGCCAACAAATCGGCCAGCAACTTATCATCAAACCCAATTAGGCCAAGATCAAACCCAGAGAGATCAAGATCGCCAACCTCAACTTTGAGCAAGTCAATATCCCAGCCAGCATTTAGCGCCAGCTGGTTGTCCGCCAGCACATAAGCCCGTTTCTGGGCCTCGGACCAGCCGGACGCAACCATGACCGGCACATCGGTTAACCCCAGCTTACGGGCCGCCATAACGCGACCGTGGCCCGCTATAATACTTCCAGCTTCATCAACCAGCACCGGCGTAGTCCAACCCCACTCTTTGACGGAGGCGGCAATTTGCGCGACCTGCGCATCGGAGTGAGTCCGGGCGTTGCGGGCATATGGAATCAGGTCAGCAACCGGTCGGCGCTCAACCTTGTCCGCGGGCCACGCAACTTTATTTTTAGGGTCAAAATTAATCTTTTCCGCTGTCTTCATTTACAGACCTCGATGTTTATCCGGCGACTTTAAGCTAAATAATCCTAATTCGCAAGAACCCTCGAAATTCCCCTCAAAATTCCCCTCGAAATTAAATCGCATATTCGCGGCGATTTTTAAGTTACTGAAATCATTAACAAATTAAATGCCCGAAAATATTTTTGCATTTTGTGCACTTTTCTTGTTGCAACCGGAAAAAAGTTCCGGTATAAGTATATTCATTGAAGCAAACCAACCCAAACCAAACCAACGGAGAACAAATCAATGACCATCAAGATCCTCAACGAGACTTTTACCTCCACCGGCATCAGCGTTTACGGTGACATCGTCGGCACCGTTCAAATCGACCTTGGTTATGGCCGAGTCGTCACCGCCAAGGCCTGCAACTCTGTTCGGGGCGGCCTGTTGGTTGCTGGTTTCATTGGCCGCTACCGCACCAGCCAAAAGCCTTGGATCGCCAGTGTTAAGGGAACGAACGACAAGCTCTGGGTTGACTTTGGCCGCGACGACCGTTCGGGCCGTTTCCATAAGCAAAACATGATCTCTTGGCAGCCTGACCTCTACGAGCAGATCGGCAATCCTAAGGCTTGGAACCCAATCGAAATTTAATCCTAACGGGGGCTTCGGCCCCCACCCCTTCAACCCAAACCAAACCAACGGAGACCACCATGTCAAACATTGCAACTTTCGTAGACAAATACGCCGAACTTGACCTTCAAATCAAATCTTTGACCAAACAGCGCGACGCCCTGAAAAAAGACATTTTCGGTGCCGCCATTTACTCGATTGGCAAAGACGGGGTCGAAAGGGCAATTGTAAGCGGTGAAAAAGCCGACATTGCCATCACAAAAACCTATCCCAACAAATTCTCAAAAGATCTGGCCGAGACGCTCCTGAGCGCCGAAGATTTCCGTCGCTGCCACGCCAAAGCTATCGAACCAACCGTGACGCCCAAAGTCACCATCAAATCTTTCGCTTAATCAAACGGGGGCTCCGGCCCCCTCCCACCCCAAACCAAAGAGAACCGACATGATCAAGCAAACCATCGAAACAATCATCGAAATCGCCGCGCTGGGATTATTTCTTGCCGCAATCGGAATTTGGGCAATTTAATTTAAAATAATCGGTTGACACCGGAAATAAGTTCCGGTAAGACTATAATTGTTAAAACAAACCAAACCAAACCAAACGGAGACCAAACCAATGACACATATCGCCCCATTCTCCCTGCCGATCTACAAAAAAGGCCATTACCCCAACCAATACGTTTGCGAAGCAGAGCTCATGACATCGATAGACGTATGCAAAATGATTGTAGGCGGTCACATCAACCCAAAAGAGCTGGAAGCCATCTTGTTTATTGACCCTGAGAATAACGTGGTCATAGACAAAACCAAAAGCGTCGCCACCCTTGTTTTTGATCATTGCTTCGTCCGTGAGATCAAACCAGATTCCGATACAATGCTCTGGCTCGACGAGCATGGCCAAGACATTTACGAATTGTAATTTAATTGACGGGAGCGGGAATTATGGAAGAGACAGTCATAATCGTTACCAAAGAACCGTCCGGCCTGTACATTGAGACGGCCTTCAAAAACCTCCAAGAAGCGACGCAGTTTGCCCAGCACGAAGAGAAGCATGGCCGTAAAGTCATCAGCCGCGCCAGAATCTTAACTTTTGAAACCGCAGCTAAAGCAATCGAGGAGGCCGCACAATGGCGCAAGTAATCGAGATCTACGACGCAGAAGGCAAGATGCTCGGCTGGGTAAGCCAATCTATTATGTCAGGCAGCTGGCGGGCTCTCAGCTTAGACGGGTGGGTAATTTACTGCACAAGTCAGGCTTCGGCAGAAACAGCCCTGAGAGAGGGACAGCGGGTATGACCCCCGCCGAACTTAACGAGATCCTAAACCGCCTCAAGATCCGCCACGCCGATCTGGCGGTCTTGGGTGCGGTCACACCCCGCTGCGTACATAACTGGTCTTCGGGCTATCGTCCTGTTCCTAGACCTATGGCAATCCTCCTTCGCGCCATTGACCAAAACATCATCCCCGATGAATGGCTCTTTGAGCAGGTTGCGACGACCTAAAAAACGTCCGAACTCCCCGCCGCACCGACCGTACCACCGTACCCCTCCTATAGGAGGGGGGTACGGTACGGTACGTTTTCGGACGTTTTGCCCCTAAACGTACCGGTACGAAAAAGTACGGTACGGTACGCCGGTACGTTTTATACCAAAACGTACCAAAACGTACCAGTACGCCAAAAGTACGGTACGGTACGGTACGCCATCACCGTTCACCCTTAGCCATAAGCAAAGCGGTCGCGTGAACTTCATTACTGACAACCCACCCCGACGCGGTGGGGCTGATGATCTCGGCAATGATCAACGCGCCAATAAGCTGGTCGGCGGATCCCGGCTTGAGCTTCTTGTCTGCCGTCGCCTCGCTGCACCCGTCTGAGATCAGCTTGGCCCTGAGAGCTGATCTGCTCAGGTACGGCAGGCCATTGCGCTCATCAGCCCCAGAGGCGTACCACGCCGATTCAAACTGCTTGCGCAGCCCATCAACCTTGCTCTCCTTCTTGACGGCCGCAGGAGCCTCCACAAGGGCAACAACAGCGCTCGTAACGGGCTGCTCGTCCTCGTCTAGCCAGCCGGGGATCGTGACTGACTGAAGCTCAGCGTAGACCGGCTCGGCCATCTCGGAATCTTTGCTTTTTCTCTGGACGATCTGCATGGGCGAGCCTTCTTTGCCGGGCACGATGCTGATCTCAATATCGAGCGCCCCGCGCCACGCTGAGGATCCTCGTGCCCTATGCTGCGCCTCATCGCTGACGCCGGTGTGGTGGACGAGCAGGACCGAACACTGGAACTCGCTCATCAAGGCCCCGCAGGCGTCGAGCATGGTCTTGGCGTCTTGGGCGCTGTTTTCGTCGCCCAGCAGAAACCTGTGCAAGGTATCGACCACAATGAGGTTTGGCCGCTTGGGCAGAGCCCTGATATTGTCCACCACCCGCATGTAACCGGCGGGGGTGTTGAGGTCGCAACCGTCGCGGGAGAGCCACATGGATAGCGGCCCGGCGTTCTGGTGGACCTTCCAAGCGGCTACACGGCCCCGTAGGCCGTGATGGCCCTCGCCAGCAAGATATACAACAGATCCAGTCTTGACCCTGTTCCCCGCCCACTCTGGCAAGCCGGAGGACATGCGCAGGCACCAGTCAAGGACGACGAATGTTTTGCCGCCACCTGACGGGCCGTGGACCATGATCAAGGCGCGGTCTTGCAGCCAACGCTTGACTAACCACGATATGGGGGCGGGCTGTGAGCAGAAGTCGTCGGCTGGTATCAGCCAATCGTCTTTGGGCGGCACGAGGAGGGCGGCAAGGTCATGCCCAGATTGACGGTAATCGTTTGCGTCCCCAAGCTCAGGCGGCATGACAAACCTCGCGCCGTGTTTGGCGGATGCCTGCTCGGCATATCGCTGGCCAACGCCGGAGGCGTCATTATCCGCGACAATCACAATATCCTGCGCGGCCCCGAAGACCTCGCGCATTGTGCCGGTGACGGGAACGAGGTTCGATGCCGAATAGGCTACAATACAGGGGCGTCCGGTAGCTTCATGGATTGTCGCGGCAGTGGCAAATCCCTCGGCAACGTAAAGGGTGCCGGGCTCATCAAGAGTGCCGATCTGCCAAAAGCGCCCTCCCGTCTGTGCCCCTGAGTGGTAAAGTTTACCGCCGTCTGCGGCGATGTATTGTAGGCTGCTCAAGGCTCCGTCGCTATCAAACAGCGGCACAACCAGCCGCCCGTCTCCCGTCACTCTGGCGCCATGGGTCTTGATGCCCTTACGGGTCAGGTAGGGATGATCGGGACTAGCAGCAGTGCAATCAACCCAGATTTTCTCCACAACATTCGATGCGATTTCGTGCTTTCTGGCCGCTTCGGCATCCCGCATTGCCTTTGCCTCGGCTAACCGGCGGGCGTGGGCCATCTCTTCGGTATGGGAAAGCTTTCTTCCTAAATCAGCTCGCCAAGGCGACTCAAAACCTGATCGCCAGCAACCGAATCTACCGGCTGGAACCCCGTCGCCGAAAGCGACATACCAGCCCGGCTTATCCCCGTGACCGCCCTGCCCTTTGGTCCCAGAGGCGAAGCGGTGAAGCTTGCCATCTAATAAGATTTCACGGGGCGGCGTCAGGCCGGATGCTATTATTGCGTCTCGAAGCTGATCTTCTGGTGGCAGGACGGGAGAATTGCTTGGTGGGGACCACGGACCCCCTAAAATACCAGTTAAATCAGCCATTTTTAGTTTCCTCAAAATAATCGCTTAAAGCTTTGATAACTTTATATTTTGGGTTATTTGTACGGCTATCCCGCAAATTTCTAATGGTATTATGATGCAGCTTTGTTGCCGCCGCAACCATGCTGATTCGTCGATCTCTCAGGGCAAGTCGAATCTGCTCTATTGTTAACATTTTTGATTCCAGTGTGCGTTTTTGCTATTTCGATGTTGCAATCTGCCACGAAGCAAGTTAGATTGCAAGCGTGATCGAACGGATTATCCGACCGATTAAATCAAGGAGGCCTTCGTGGCTATAAACGTGAAAAATACTAGCGGGTTGTCCGCTAGCGGCGTCAAAATGCTTGTCTATGGACAGGCTGGCGCTGGCAAGACCAGTTTGATCAGAACCCTTCCCGATCCAATTGTGTTGTCGGCTGAGGGCGGTTTGTTGTCTATTCAGGACGCCAACCTGCCTTACATCGAGATCAACTCGATGGATGATCTCAAAGAAGCCTACACTTGGATGGGAACTCCAGAGGGATTGCGGTACAAAAGCGTGGCGCTTGATAGCATCAGCGAAATTGCTGAGGTTGTCCTGAACCACGAAAAGAAGATCGCAAAAGACCCCCGTCAGGCTTACGGCGCGATGCAAGAGCAGATGGCAGACATCATTCGAGCCTTCCGCGACTTGCCGGAGCGCCACATTTACATGAGCGCCAAGCTGGAAAAAACCCAAGATGAAATGGGCCGTGTTCTTTATGCCCCCTCAATGCCGGGCAATAAGACTGGCCAAAGCCTGCCCTACTTCTTTGACGAAGTATTGGCCCTCCGCGTCGAAAAGGACGCAGACGGCAACACCCAGCGGGCTATCATGTGCGACTCGGACGGGCTTTGGCTGGCTAAGGATCGTTCCGGCAAACTTTCGGCATGGGAAGCGCCAGACCTTGGGGAGATCATCGCAAAGATCGGGGGCGCATCGTGACGCCGCTGGTTAAATTATCTAGCGAGTGGATTGACGCCAAGAACGCTGAAAAAGAAGCCACCGACCGGCGGCGACTGATTGAGGATGAGATCTGTCGGATTCTTGAAATTCAAGAATCGGACGAACGAACCCGCAGGCTTGAGGCTGAAATATTTACGATCAAAATAACTTGCCGGATCAATCGTAAAGTTGATGGCGATTTAGCTCAAGAAATTGCAGCGGAAAATGGCATGGAAGACTATCTGCCTATGTTGTTTCGCTGGAAACCAGAACTCAACATGACTGCATGGGATGCTGTTGGCGACAACGTCAAACAGGTATTCTCACGCGCAATAACCGCGACGCCCGGAAGGCCGTCTTTCAACATCACAAAGGATTAATAACATGGCGCATTTAGGTGAAACATTCGACGTACAGACATTACCGCAGGGTAACTCAGGAACTTTTGAACCCCTGCCGCCCGGTTGGTATAGCGCGACTATCATGGCAGCAGAGCTGAAGGCTACAAAGAGTGGAACGGGTCAGTACGTTGCCATTCGTTACGACATCAGCGGGCCTACACATCAGGGCCGCGTTGTCTTTGGCAATTTGAATATCCGCAATCAGTCACCAAAAGCTGAAGAAATTGGTCGGCAGCAATTGGGTGAAATCATGCGAGCCACAGGAATTGGCCGCGTTGATGATACTGACCAGCTGATTGGCAATAGTCTTCAGATTAAACTGGAGATTGAAAAATCCGAACAGTACGGGGACAAGAACCAAATTAAAGGGTTCAAGGCAATTGGCGGCGGAGCACCGCCCAAGATTGCAACGGCCTCTGTTGCGCCTTCTGCTGCTCCCGTCAAAGCAGCACCGCCGTGGGCTAAGAAGTAAGATTTAAACCTTACCACCCCCAGTCAGAAATGGCTGGGGGATTTCTGGAGATAATATGAAAATCCCAAGCCGCGAAAACACTATTGAAAACCTGATCGACAAAACGCACGAGAACCGTGCGCAAAAACCACGTCCACATATGGGCGCGTCTATGCTCGGCAGCGCTTGCGAGCGTTGGATGTGGCTGTCGTTTCGCTGGGCAGTGCAACCAGTGTTTCCGGGGCGGATCTTGCGCCTGTTTCGTCGCGGCCATCAGGAAGAACCAAACATCATCAACGATCTTCGATCAATTGGCGTAATGGTGCAGAATCTTGAAACGCAAACAAACGTCAATTTTGGTTCTCATGTGTCTGGCAGCGTTGACGCGGTGATTGAGGGCGGCGTCCCAGAGGCTATGCAAAAGCGGCACATTGGTGAGTTCAAGACGCACTCGCTGAAATCATTCAATGATGTGGAGGCAAAGGGTGTCGAGAAATCAAAGCCGGAACATTACGCCCAGATGCAAGTCTATATGCACGGCACTGGGATTGATCGCGCTCTTTATGTGGCGGTATGCAAAGACAATGACCGTATTTATACTGAGCGTGTACGTTACAACAAAGAAATTGCGGAGACGCTGGTCGAGAGGGGCAAGCGCATTGCATTATCTGACAGAATGCCTCCGCCTGTATCGACAGACCCAAGCTGGTATCAATGCAAGTTCTGCGCGGCGCAATCGTTTTGCCACGAAACGAACTTGACCGAGCACGTCAATTGCCGCACTTGCGCACACAGCACGTCAAAGGATGACAGCACATGGCACTGCGAGCGGTGGAATAATGAAATCGCGCTTGAGTACCAGTATGACGGCTGCGAGTCGCACACGCTCCACCCAGACCTTGTGCCTTGGCAAATGAAAGACAGCTCGCGGGACTGGACCGCGATCTATGAGATCGACGGCAAAGATGTTGCCAACGGCGAGCCGGATGCAAACATTTATTCAAGCAAAGAAATATTGGCCAACCCAACTGGATGCACCGACACGACGGCGGCAGCCGTCAGAACAATGTGGAAAGGGGCAACGGTAATAAAATGAGGCCCATTTACGAAACTCCCGTAGACTTAGAAAACGAACGTGAGGTAGCGGATTATTTGTCCGCCAAATGGGAATGCGATTTTGTAAAGTTGAAAATTTCGTATGGCTTGGATTTCGGGGTTGTGAAGGACGGCGTTCTTGTGGCGACGGCAGAAATCAAATGCCGCAATTATACAAGTAAACAAATCGACGGGTGGGGTGGCCTTATGTTAAGTGCCAGCAAATCGCACCGGGCAGCGGAATGGACTGTGCCGTTTGTGCTTGCGGCAAAACTAACAGATGGTTTGTTTGTGGCTACGATTAACCATTGGGCTCCATATACAATCAAAATTACAGGCCGAAAAGATCGGGGAGATTGGCAAGATATAGAGCCTTGTTGCATCATCCCAATGAGCGAATTTGAAAAAATGGAAATGAATAATGACCCAGCTCCGTGAATATCAACAAAGAGCAATCGACCAGCTTTATAAATGGTTTGAAGATGGCAACAAAGGCAACCCATGCATTGTTATGCCGACTGGATCGGGCAAGAGCCACATCGTGGCGGCCCTTTGTAAAGATGCTTTGCAAACGTGGCCAGAGACACAGATCCTGATGTTGACCCATGTAAAAGAACTGATTGAACAGAACGCGCAGAAGATGCGCGAGCATTGGCCAAATGCACCGATGGGAATTTACTCAGCAAGCATCGGCAAGAAGCAGCTTGGCGAGCCCATTACGTTTGCTGGCATTCAGTCGATTGGCAAAAAAGCAGCTGATGTTGGCCACATTGATTTGGTCATCATCGATGAGTGCCATTTGGTGAACCACAAAGAGACAGGCGAATACCGCACGTTCCTTCAAGATCTATTGAGTATTAATCCGGCGTTGCGCGTGGTTGGGTTGACCGCCACGCCCTTCAGACTGGGCCACGGCTACATCACCGACAAGCCAGCAATGTTTGACGCAATCTTGGAGCCGGTCAGCATCGAGGAGCTGATCTATAAGAATTTTCTTGCCACATTGCGTAGCAAGCACACTAAAGAAAAATTGGACGTTTCTGGCGTTAAAAAGCGCGGCGGGGAATATATTGAAAGCGAGTTGCAAGCGGCGGTGGACACCGACCCAAAGAACCGGGCAATTGTCGATGAGGTCATCGATATGGCTTGGGATCGCAAGGCTTGGCTGTTCTTTTGCGCTGGCGTTGACCATGCGTACAATGTGGCTAAGATTCTGCGTGAAAAAAACATTCCTGCGGCTTGCGTGACCGGAAAAACGCCAAAGAAAGAACGTGAGCAGATATTAACTGACTTCAAATCTGGTAAATTACGGGCACTTACAAATGCCAATGTGCTGACAACTGGGTTTGACTATCCTGACATTGACCTGATTGCTATGCTGCGCCCTACCATGAGCGCTGGTTTGTATGTACAAATGGCTGGCCGTGGGATGCGTCTAAAGTCGCATACTGATCACTGTATGGTGCTAGACTTCGCTGGCGTTGTGGCCACGCACGGGCCTATTACGGCGGTACAACCGCCCAAAAAAGCCAAGCCGGGGCAAGATGGCGAAGCGCCAGTCAAGGCTTGTCCTGAGTGCCATGAGCTGGTGCCACCAAACACCAAAGAATGCCCGTGCTGCAAATACCAGTTCCCTATTGCGCAAAAAAAATTGGAACTGCGTTACGATGACATCATGGGGTTGGACGGCAATGAGATGAAAGTGACGGACTGGCGTTGGCGCAAGCACATCAGCCGCACAAGCGGCAAGGAAATGTTGTCTGTTTCGTATTACGGTGGCTTGTCTGATCCCGCAATTACCGAGTATTTTCCTGTGACGCATGATGGTTATGCGGGACAGAAAGCGGCGCAGAAAATTTATTACCTTAGCAACCTTTCAAAAGCAAAAATTAACGTGATGGAAACCAACCTTGATGCAATGTCTGATGCCTTAAATACTGGCAGACCGCCGCACACCATCAAATATGAGAAAGACGGCAAGTTCTATCGAGTCACAGACAGGAGCTGGGAATGAAGAAGGAAGAGCCACAAGAGCTTAAAGTTTACAGAGAATGGCTTGATGCAATTATAGCTAAGGGGCCGCCTCGGTATTGCTATAACTGCATACATTATGATCGTCGTCTTGGCCAATGCGATAAATTTGACATGGAGCCGCCGGTAGAATTTACTCAAACGGCAAATCAATGCGATGATTGGTTTATGGAGCCGCCGTTTTGACAGACAATATTCCTTCAGAACATTTTGAGCAGCGCGAATTAGTTAAATGGTTTCGCCAGACTTTTAAAGGCGTTCGCATATTTGCTATCCCAAATGGCGGGGCTAGAAACATTACTACAGCGGCCAGATTGAAAGTTGAAGGGGTTAGCGCAGGTGTGCCGGATCTTTACGTTCCAGCATGGAAGCTCTGGATTGAGATGAAAAGAACAGAAGGCGGCGTAGTTGATAAAAATCAAAAAGATTGGCATCAATATTTGACATCTATCGGAGATGTGGTAATTATAGGTTATGGAGCAGACGGCGCAAAAAGTTTGATCCTAAAAATAGCCCAAACCAAACCAAACCAAGAGAATTACAATGAAAAAACTATCAGACCTCAAGAAGATCATTGATACGCTTGTTGAAACATATCCAGACATGGAGCTGGATGTTGTTTACCGTTACATTAGCGACAGTGAACGCATCGCAAAACTTGAAGGCGTAATTCAAGAGCTGATTGAATTTGTTGAAAAATATTCTGACGTTGTTGATGGCGATGATGGTCAGCCAGAGCCGAACCACGCGATGAGCCTAGTCACTATGGCGCAAAATGTGTTGGAGGGGAAACATGATTGAAATACCACGCAGATCATTTCTCAAAGTCTTGACTGGCATCATTGCCGCG